AGTCGACCCCGATCTGGCTGCTGAACGCGTCGCCCACCGCCATCAAGGGCTTCGACGCCTTCGTCAACGGCGTGAACCGCTCCTACGAGATGCCGCCGATCGCCGTGGTGGTCGAGGTCGACCTCAACCCCAACGAGACCTTCGCCTCGCTGACCTTCAGCAACCCGCGCCCGAACGAGAACCTGGCCGCGCACTTCCCACGTCAGGCCGAGGCCAAGGCACTACTCGAAGTCGAACCCGACGTGTCCAGCTTCGGTCAAGCCGCGCCGGCCAAACCGGTCGGCCGCCCGGTCGCACGCAAGACCGCTGGCGCACGTCGCTGATCCGTGTCGACGCCGGCCTCCTAGCCGGTGTCAACTAGGAAATCCCCAGTTTTTTCACCCCGGCCAACCGGCCATTTTTCGTCCGCCAACTAAGGAACTACCATGGCACGCACTGCAAAAACCCTGACCCTGACCAAGGCCGAAATCGCGGCCAAGAAGAAGGACCTCAACGCGCTGATCAAGAACATCAACGCCGAACAGGCCAAGTTCACCAATGACCAGAAGGCCGCCGAAAAGTCGCTGGCCGAGGCGAAGAAGCAGGCCGACAAGCTGGTGAGCGCAGCGCAGAAAGTCGCCGACGCCGCTGCTGCCAAAGCCGCGAAAGCCGCGGCCAAAGCCGACGCCGGCCGCGCCAAGATCAAGGCCAAGCTGGACGCGCTGGAGCCGAGCGAAACCGCAACCGCCTGAACAGCGGCTCCTACTAGGAGAATGCGCGGCTCGTTCACCCATGATAGAGTCGCGCCGTTCGTCGGATGTCACACACAGGGGATATAAGGGATGCAAAAAATGCAACACATCATGCTCGATCTGGAGACCTTGGGGACAGCGGCAGATGCCGTCATCTTGTCGGTGGGTGCGGTCAAGTTCGACTTGGAATCGGATCGCATCGACGACTCCGGCTTCTACGCCTCGATCAACATCGAAAGCAACCTCGACTACGGCCGCCGTATCCAGGAAGACACCCTGTTGTGGTGGCTGAAGCAAGACGCCGCCGCGCAGCAGGTCTTCCATGAAGAAAAGACGGTGCTGTCCGAAGCCCTGATCGAACTGAGCGACTGGATCGGTGACGACAGCTATACCGTGTGGAGCAACGGTGCGGACTTCGATCTACCCATGTTGGCCCACGCCTACCGCCAGATCGGGGTCGAGACACCCTGGAAATACTGGAACTCCCGGTGCTTCCGCACCTACAAGAACCTGCCCGGCGCCAAGAACATCCGCCTCCCCGCCAAGGGCGTCAAGCACAACGCGTTGAGCGACGCCTACCAGCAAGCGCAGACCGTGCAGGCTATCCACTCGGCCCTCTTCGGGCTGACCCCCACCAAGACCACCAAAGCAAAGACCTGACCATGAGCTTCGAATTCTCCTCCCAAGCCCACATCACCCAAAACCTGAAACGGGTGATGGCCAAGACCCCCGGCTGGGCCAGCCTCCAGGACGACCAGAAAGAAGCCCTGGAAGTGATCGCCCGCGAGATCACGCAGGTCCTCCACAGCGACCCGGGTTACGCCGAACCGTGGGCGATGATCGCCGGCCATGCCCGCCTGGTCAACCACCGCCTGGAAAACGACCGGAACGCGTCCATCCAGGATGCATCCGTCTCGGAAGAGCCCAAGGTCAACCACACAACGGCAACCGACGCCAAGGCCGAGCACCCCACTTGCTTGATCTGCGGCAAGGCTCACAAGGGGGCCGTGACTTCGTTCTTCGTCGATATGGATGAAGCCGAAAGCAACGACCCGGCACTGGCCGCCTTCAAGCAAGTCGTGGAAGAAGCCATCCGCCGCGACCTGCAAGAACTGATGCGCTCGCGCACCGCCGGCTGACCATGAGCACCGGCCCGGAGAACGTCTTCATCGGTAGCGTGCATAGGCACCTGCCGCCGGATCTCTACCGGATGAAGAACCACAACCAGTACAACGGCGGCATCGCCGACTGCTGGTACAGCGGTTCGGAAGACGACCTCTGGGTCGAGTACAAATTCATCAAAATCCCCGCACGGGGCACCACCCCCATCGACCTAACCACCGGCAAGAACCCCCCCATCTCAGTCCTACAACAAGAATGGTTAAAGAGTCGCCACAACGAAGGTCGTAATGTTGGCGTGATCGTCGGCAGCAAAAATGGTGGTGTTTGGTATCCAGGAACTTCCTGGGACACCGCGATTGATGCACAGCAATTTTGCCAAGCATTAAAAACGCGACAAGAGTTAGCTAGGACAATAATGGTTGTGACTTGCGGTAAAACAAACCCCGCGTCCCCACAACCACCAAAAATCTTGGCTACTATCGCTGCCTCCCCCAAACGAACCGCGCGTCCGAAGGGGTGAGCAGTTTCTTCTAGGGGACCACCATGACATTCCAAGGCCACAACGAACTCTACCCAGCCCTCGAGGCTGCACTGAAGGAGGCCACAACACCGCTGGACTGCAACCAACTGTTCGACATGGAACAGATCCGTGCGGTCGCTCCCTCCGTCAACCGCGTTTCAGACTACCTGAGCGTTCTTTTCCGCAAAGGCCTCGTCAGCCGGGTGGCAGCAGAGCCCGACAGCAACGGCCGGAGCCGCACCCGGTGGGCCTACATCTGGCGCAACAAGAGCACGCCGGAATGGCGAGAACCAGCAAGCGCCCAGATTTACAAACCCAAGACGATCGCCGATCGCCCCAACCTGTATGTCGCCGAAGACGGGGACTTTCTCCACATCGAACTGCCCGGGTTCTCGATCTCCATCAAGAAGACCAAGTAACCCACAACCTCGCGAGCCCGCCTTCGCGCGGGCTTTTTTTGGCCACACATCGTCTATCGACAAACGAAATGCTAAACGATGAAGAACGAGCAAAGGCAGCCGCTTATGGCTGGATCGTTTGCGAGATCTACGACATGCAGACCGCCCGGGTCAGGGTGGGGGTTTTGCCCACCCCCGACAACAAGATCAAGAACGCCACCGACTTGCTCAAGGTCGTAATTCATCGAGCCAAGAACCGAGATGCTTTTGCTCACCGCGTGCTCAAGCTCGTAATGGACAGCATCAAAAACGCTGCAGAACCCCAACCCCAAAAAAGAAAGAGGAAGAAATGAGCCTAAAGCCCCAATTAGCGCACGACGCCGTCCTCGACGAGATCCGTTTTCCCTGCATCGTGCTGCCGAAGATCGACGGCGTGCGATCCATGAACTTGGAAGGCACGCTCACGGGGCGAAGCCTCGACCCCTTCGAGGGTTTCGGCATCACCGACTACTTCAGCCAGCCGGAGTTCGTCAATCTCGACGGCGAGATGACGCTGGGCAATAAGCCCAACTGCACCGACCGGCTGTGCAGCCGCACTACCGGCGCCATGGGCCGCTTCAAGGGCGTGACCGAAATGGCCGACCTGCACTGGTGGGTGTTCGATTACGTGGCTGACCCCAGCCTGCCCTACCTGGGCCGCTACTCGCTCCTGAAAGCGAAGATCGAAGAGCTGAACCACCCTCGCATCCATCTCGTGCCGATGTACCAAGTATGGGGACCCAAAGAGCTGCAGCGCTTCATCGCCGAATTCGCCGAAGCCGGCTACGAAGGCACGATCATCCGCAGCCCGCTCGCGCCCTGCAAGCCGGGGCGCCCCACGAAAAAAGGGCAGGAGTTCCTGCGCGTCAAGCCCTGGGGCGACGCCGAAATCCTCGTGACGGGCATCACCGAGGGCACGACCAACACCAACGAGGCCAAGAAGAACACGTTGGGGCGCACCGAGCGCAGCAGCGCCAAGGCAGGCCTGGTCCCGAACGGCCAGATCGGTTCGATCCAGGGAACCCTGCTGGCCGACTGCCACTGCCCGCTGACCAGCCAACTGCTGTTCCGCGAAGGTCTGCCCATCACCGTGTCACCTGGCGAAATGACCGTGGCCGAGGCCAAGCACTACTTCGAGAACCCGCACGAGATCGTCGGCCACATCGTCAAGTTCAAGCACATGACCCACGGTGTGAAAGACCTGCCACGGATGCCGATCTACCTGAGCCACCGACTGAAAGCAGACCTGTGACCGACGCCTACCCCCACATCTCGGGCGATGCGTACTACCGCTACCCCGATGCCGGCGATCCGCCCTGCCCGCCGGCCACCAAGTGTCTGATCCTCACTCGCTATGGCGTCTGCGTCATTGGGATGTGGGGCCCCGATGCCCTCGCCTGGGCGCCTCTGCCCAGGCGTAACCGAGCAAAGGAGAACCTGCATGCTGACGCACGAACAGCTCAGTGAACACCTGCGCCTGCAGGACCAGCTCAACCGCCTCATCCACCCACAGTGGTACGAGCAGCAATTCAACTGGAACCGGGCCATCATGGTCGAGGCTGCCGGGATGATGGAGCACATCAGCTGGCGATGGTGGAAACCCCACGAACCAGACCTCTACAAGGCTCGACTCGGGTTGGTCGATCTCTGGCACCTCATCCTCTCCGAGGAACTCGACTCCTGCGAAGGACACCAGGATGAGGCTGCGAACAACCTGATGCACGCCATCAGAAACCCGGCGCTCTATGTGCCGCGCGCCTATGGCTATGCGAACCTGCAAAAGCAGGACATCCTCGGATTGATCCAGACCCTGGTCGGGCTGGCATCGGGTGGGTACGTCTCGATCACTGCGTTCATCACGTTGATGGACCGGCTCAATCTGAGTTGGGACGAGCTGCATCGCCAGTACCTCGCCAAGAACATCCTGAATATCTTCCGCCACCAGAACGGCTTCCAGATTGGCGAATACGCCAAGGTCTGGGGCAAGCATGGCGAGGACCACAAAGTCTTGACCCGGCTCATGTCAGCCGAGCCTGACCTCACCGCCGAGCAGCTACTCGCTCAGCTCGACTCTCTCTATACCGAAATTCTTGAAAGTGCTGCAGCATGAAGCTCTACCTGATCACCGCCGAAATCGATACCTCCGAGGATGGCACCCAACCCGAAAAGCACGCCATCTGGGCTGGCTCCCAGACCGACTCGGCCGCCGCGCGCAAGACGCTCATCGACCGCGGCGCCAAACGCAAGGACCTCAAGACCTCTGAAGTCGAGGTGCCCACGAGGAAGGAAGAACTCATCACGTTCCTGAATCTGCTGTCCGTCGGGGGCGCTAGTTTCGCGGCGGCCATCGAACGGCTGACCGCGAAGTAGCCCATGGCTCCCGACTGGCGGCCGAGACAAAAACCCGCGAAGGCAAAGCCGCCGCACAACGGCTTTGCTGACCTGCGCCCGAACGCCACGATCAAGTGCTTCTGGTGCGGGGAAGAAAAGCCTTCATCCGGGGCGATCAAGTTTCATGCACATCAGGTCTGCGGCCCTTGTGCGGCTCAACTCCAGGCCAAAACCGAAAAGAAGAAATCATGAGCGAAACCCTTTCCCGTGTCCAGACCGTCACGATCGAGAACGGCGTTGCCACGCTCGAGGACGGCACAACCATCGACCTGGCGCCCATCCAGGAATACCTGGGCGGGTGCTACCAGACCACCAAATACCAGCCCTACGCCGACATGGCGGATGACCTGGCCTGCTTGACGGGCCTCGCCTGGAGAACAACATGAGCAGCACCCACGTCGCCATCACCAAGCAGCAAGTCCTGGGCCTGCAGGCGCTGGTCAACGCGGGGTTTGCCGTCGTCGCCTTCACCCCGGCCGAGCTGTCTGGCATGAACCCTCGCGACCTCGAGCGCAAGCTCACCCGCTACGCCAACCAGCTCTTCGAAGGCAACGACATCGTTGCCGAGAACGCGCGCCTGCGCGCCAAGATCGCCAAGCTGGAAGCCGACATCCAGAAGAACTCATCAGCCATGTACTGAACTGGAGAACCCCCATGACCGACAAGATCCCCATGCCAGCCGACGGTCTCTGCCAATGCGGTTGCGACGACCTCATGCTGGCCGAAGACTTCACCCAGTACAGCCCGCTCAAGCTCCAAGACGGAACATGGAAGCGGCTCTACACCAGCGACATGGAGCTCAGCGGTGGCCTCGAACCGACGCGGATCTACTGCCCGGAGTGCGGCGCTGAATACGAGCTACCGGAAGAGCTGCCAGGAGAACAAGATGACAAATGACGACTTCGACTTCGACACCTGGTTCGACACACTGACGATGCTCGTGCTCGACGGCACCGGCACAGAATTCCAGGACAAGGACTCGGTCCGCGAAGACTACGAAACCGGGCGCGATGTTCACGACGTGGCGGACGAAATCATCGCGGAGTATGGAGGGAACGACGAATGAACCGTGACGAAGTCATTGCTATTGCACGCAAGGCGGGGTTCACGGAGGGTGACATCGCGTCGTTCTCTGACCTGATCGTCCACTTCGCCGCCCTCGTCATCAGCAACAGGCGACAGCACCTCGACATGCGAGAGATCGAACTGCTCGACGGCATGATCGAGTACGAACTCAAGCACGCCGAACGCTGTGACGGCATCGCGAACAGCCGCATGGCTAGGTGGCAAAAGAGTCGCGACCTGGAACGCGCCGCTTTGCTGCAGAAGCTCAAAACTTCCTGCGGAACCGACCCTAGCAAATAGGCCTTCCTACTCTCACCCGACAGCCCGCTTCATGCGGGCTTCGTCGTTTCTGGAGTCCGCATGCAGCACAACTACCACTTCACCCCCGTCAGCGGCAACAGCAAGACCGGGCCGATCCCCGTCACAACCTCCAGCAAATCCACCTGCCCAGTCAGCTGCCCGCTACGCGATAAGTGTTACCCCGACTACGGCAACCTGGCCATCCACTGGCGCAAGGTCAACGAAGGCGAGCGCGGCGGCACGCTCGAGGAAATGTGCGCCCAGATCGCGCGCCTGCCCAAGCACCAGCTCTGGCGGTATGGGCAAGCCGGCGACCTCCCCGGCGACGGTGTGGATCTGGACCGGGCCAGCGTCACGAAAATCGTGCGCGCCAACAAGGGCAAGCTCGGCTTCACATACACCCACTACGACGTAATCGACAACGCGCACAACCGGCAAATCATCGTCGAGGCAAACCTGGCTGGCTTCACGATCAACCTGTCAGCCAACAACCTCACGCACGCCGACCAGCTCGTGGCCCTGGATATTGGGCCTGTCGCCACCATCCTGCCGATCGACGCGAAGAAACCGATGCTGACGCCAGCAGGCAACTTCGTGGCCGTGTGTCCGGCCTCGGTGCGCAAGGACATCAAGTGCGCCAACTGTGGGATCTGCGCGACGCACCGCAAAGCCGTCATCGGCTTTCCTGCGCACGGAACCGGTCGCGCGCACGCCGAGCGCGTGTTCTTCATGCAGCAGGAGCGGTTCGGATAATCGAACTTATCAGCATAGCGATTCGACCACTACAGTTATCTACGTACGTACGTAAATTCGTAGAGCTGCACTCCGAAAAACAGCGAGCGCCGCACGGAGACACGACTTACAATCCTCATGCACTCACTACTGGATCTACAGCATGAAGGTAATAGTCACGGCAAGTCGCAAAGGCGGCGTTGGAAAAACAACTATCTCCGGTCATCTCAGCGTTGAAGCGGAACGACGTGGGGACGGACCTGTGGTCATCATTGACACTGACGAGCAAGGCAACCTTGCGTCCTGGTGGAATGCCCGCGAGGCGAGCACGCCGCAGTTCGCCCAAGCGGACATCCACCACCTCGGCGACACGCTCGCCGCACTTAGAGCTGCTGGCACCCAACTGGTCATCATCGACACGCCCCCGGGCATGAACGAGGAGTCCAAGACCACGCTGCAGGCCATCCTGCCGCACGCCGACCTGGTCCTGGTCCCCACACGACCGAGCCCGCACGACCTACGCGCGATCGGCGCCACTATCGAGCTGGTCGAACAGGCCGGCAAACGCATGGTCTTCGTCGTCAACGGCGCCGCCAACCGGGCGAAAATCACAGGCGAGGCAGCGATCGCACTGAGCCAGCACGGCACCGTCGCACCGGCCATCCTCATGCAGCGCACAGGCTTCGCCTCTTCCATGACGGACGGCCGCACCGTGCAGGAGACCGACGCCAGCGGCCCATCTGCCAAGGAGATAACCGAGCTCTGGCAGTACCTCTCCGTTCAGCTGAAGAAGTGAGGGCGCCATGAACAAACCCACTCCGCTCACCGGCCTGATCAGCAAGGGCGAGGCCAAGGCTTCCACCCCCAACCTGGCACCAGAACAACCAATAGCACACCCGCCGGCACACCTACCTGCTACTGAACCCGAGCAGCAGACACCTGGCAAGCCGCGCAAGACGCCCTACTACAAAGCGCTGACCCTCAAGGTCGGCTACGACGAATACATGGCCATCAAACGGCTGTGTGTAGAGCGTGAAGCCACATCACAGGAGCTGCTGACCGAAGCAGTCACAGAATGGCTGGCCCGAAACAGCTCACACTGAGCCACATCTCAGATACAGCTCAGCCTGAGCTGCGTCAATCGGAAAAACCAGGACAGCACGCGGAAGCCGATGGCCCCGCGCAGCAGACGTTCGCCGCTGAGATCCAGTGGTTCCACTTGTTCAAAGCCATGATCCAGAACGGCGACGTGGCCAGAATGGGACCACATGCCTTCACGGTCTATGCCGTGATCAAGGCGCACACCAACTTCAACACAGGGCATGCCTTCCCCGGCCTCGAGCTCATCACCGAGAAGTCGGGCATGTCCCTCGCCCAAGTCAAGCGAGAGCTGAAGACGCTCGAGACCTGCGGCTACCTCACGAAGGAGAAGCGGGGCCGCAACAACGTCTACACGTTGCGTGAAAAAGTCGACATCGCTGATGAGCACGGCAGGCCGGCGGCCGTGGCCACCTGGGACTACCTGCCCAGCGGCGTCAAGCACGCCATGGCCGACCTCAAGAACGTGCTGATGAGCGGCGACCTGGGCTCGGCCAAGATCGTGCATATCGAGCACCTGACGGTCAACGTGGCCACCGACAACGCCGTGCAGGTCAACCTCAACAATCCGACCATCCCGCCGGAGGTCAGAGAGCAGATCCGCAAGATCTTGCGCGAGGCTGGCAAGGCCTGAAGTTGTACACAGCTCACACTGACCCGTATCAGTGTGAGCTGTATCAACACCTGAAGCGGCTCACACTGAGCTGTTTACCCCAGAAATACAGCTCAGCCTGAGCCCCTAATAAGAAGAGATATTTTTAAGAAGCAGCGAGCGACCGCACTGGTCGACGACTTGCTCACAGGCAGCACCACCGCACCAGGTTCCGAGGTTCCACAGCTGCGCTGTTCCACCCCGGTTTATGGTAGAAATACAAACTGTTCAAGGGGAGAGCCTATGGAACTACGAGAGCTTCTGTTGCTACCTGCTCACATGTACCGCAAGGTGATGATGTTCAAAGAGCCCGATGAAGAGTTTGACTACTACGTCGTCGCTGCTTACACCGACCGTGTACAGACGGGCACACCGACATCAGAAATCCACGTCATCACCAACTTCTCCAGCTACGAGCGCGACGTGCCCAAGATGAAAAGACAAGTCGACGAACTCAGCGACTACATCATGGCCAGCCGCCGGCTTATCGGGCTCGACGTTGATGAATTCGCAAAGCAGGGAATAGAGTAGCAATACCACAGGGGGGGAATCATGAGCGACGAACTCAGAGAAATAGAACTCGAGACCGCGCGAATCAAACTCGAGCGCGAGCGAATGGCGCTCGCACAAGAACTTCAACGAAAGCAGCACATCGAAGATGTGAAAACCGCCGCCGCGAACACCGTGAATGCAATGGCTGGCGACACGAGTAGGCGGTTCTTCCTGACCGCCGGCAAAATCATCGCGTGGCTCGTGGTGGCGTACATCATCTTCTCAGTGCTTGCAATTACATTAGGATTTGCCTAACCATGCAGACCAACTTCCTCCTCGGCGAGATCAAGCTCACCTCCGACGCCCGCATGAAGCTCAAACGGATACCGCTCGACCTGATCTGCCGGCATGCCATCAACGAGCATGGCCACATCACCGAGAGCGAGGCCAGGCGCAACGCCAGGAACATGGAAACCCTCGGCCCGATCCTCTCACGGTACAAGGCCGACCCGACCGACCCGAAGTCACCCGAAGTCGTGGTCTACACACGCGAGTGCTGGGACGAGACCGTCGTGTATTTGAGATAGCTACCCGACAACCACAAGGGCCTTCGGGCTCTTTTTCTTTACGCATAGCAGGTATGGGGTTCGGGGAAAGGGGCGCCAACCCTTATTTTCTCTCTTCCTACCCTCTTACATTCTTACATTCTTACAATAGAAAAGTTGTAATTGAAGTTAGATAGAGAAGGAGTAGAGAAAATAAAAGATTGGGTAAAGCAAAGTTAGGTGGCTGGTAAGGACGTAAGTCCGTGTGTCACCAGTCGGCGTGGTCGAACACATCCAGCCCGATGTTCGGGTGGATGATGCGCAGCCCAGGAACCATGTCGAGCGACCCGAACTTCTTGCCTGGGTCCATGATTGTGTCGCTGATCTGGTCGACGGTCGGGCCCAGTAGGCTGGTCGGGTCGCCCCAGGCGTTCAGGCCGATCTCGCCCACACCGCTCATGCCGGCGCGGCCGATGCCATGCAGCACCCAGTCGGCCACACCCCAGTTGGCCATGTAGCCCGGCAGCGAGCCACCACCCGTGATCAGCGCCTTCGTGATGTCGGCGGCGATCATGATGGGGATGCCGGCCAGCAGCTGCATGCCCGGACGATAGTTGCCCGCCTCGGCCTCCTCGCGGGCATGCTGCAGGATGGTCTCCTGGAAGCTGTAGGTGAATGACTTCAGGTGGAACAGCGCGGCGTAGTGCGGGTCGCTGGCCCAAGCCGGGCGCTGCGCTGCGTTGGGTGACAGCACCGAGCGCTGCACAAACCGCTTGACCGCCTCCTGCTGGGGCTTCACGTCGTCGCGCGCCTTGGCCAGCTGGTTGAGTGCCCACTGCTTGCGCTGCGCCGGCGTGGCCTTCTCCCAGCCGGCGCCGGCCAGCTCCTGCGCACGCTGGGTGGCCAGCAGCCTTGGGTCGACCACCAGACGGCCATCCTTGTCGGTCACGGCCTTGTCGGCGGGCAGGCCCAGGGCCTGGAGTTTGCGCTCGCTGTCGGCGTCCACGCCCTTGAGGTTGCGCTCGATGAACTTCATGCCCGCGCGTGTGGCGCTGATCCGCATCTGGCGGTCCCACATGGTCAGGCCGTTGGCCAGGAAGAACTTGCTGTTGAACCGATGCGCCGCGTTGGTCATGTACTCCGACACCTGGACGTTGCCCTGGCGCTCCAGGAACACGTTGTTGTCGATCGCACCGACGGCCATCGCATCCAGCGCGTCACGGTCCTCCTCGGGCTTGAGCTCAGTGCCCGACGCCAGGTCCTTCCAGGTTCGCCACACCGCCTTCATGCCGCGCAGGTAGGCGTAGATCATGTCGTCGAGCTTGCCGCCCGAGACCAGGATGTTGTTCGGGTCGAGCATCGAGCTGAAGACCGCCAGCGGCAGCAACCGGGCGTTCTGGTAGGCCATCAGTCCGCTGTTGAGCTTGCGCATGCTCTCGCTGATGTCTTTGCCCAGCACACCCTCTATGGCGCCAACCGCGCGTGTCTCATCGTCGTAGCGGCGCTGGACCCAGTCCTCGACCTTGTCGGCTGGGATCTTCTGCGCGGCGGCAGCCTCGCGCAGCTCGCGCATGAATGGGCCGTCGGCCGTGGCGGTGATTGGCTCGCCCTTGGCATCAATGCCCGTCACGTCACCCTCGCGCACCAGCAGCTCCTTGAGCATCTTGCCGCCGGGCCCCCAGGTCCGCACGTACTCGGCCGCGCGCACACCCTGGTGGAGGTAGGAGGTCATCTTGTAGATCAGGTCCTGGCTCAGGAACGGACCGCGGTCCTCCTGCGTGATCCAGTCCAGCTTGCGGGCGTTCTCGCTGGCGAAGAATGGGGACAGCACGCCGTCCTCGCGCTGGGCGTCCAGCTTTCCGACCTCCTCCACCCCATTGCGGTCGATCAGGAGTTGGTAGATGGCGTCGATCACATCGTCCGCCTCGGCGTCCGGCTTGACCTGACGCATCGTGGCCAGCATCTCGTTCATGGTCTTGTTGTAGCGCTCCTGCTTGAGCATCGCGAAGAAGTCGTCCTTCTTGTCGATTAGGGTCTGCACGCTCCAGACCATGGGCGTGTAGCGGTGGTCCTCGCCACCGCTGGCCAGCTCCTGCACGTCGCGCATGCCCAGCTCGATGCCGGCCGGCAGCAGGTAGTCCTCGCGGAACCGGCGCGTCATGGCGTACAGCGCCCGCAGCCGCTTGTTGAGCTCCGGGTCCGGGTGATCCTCCCACTTGTGCTCGTTGTCGTGCTTGGCCATGCTGGCGATGTCCTCCTGGCTCAGCCCCTTGAGCAGGAGCTGGAACTCGGTCGCCCACTTCTTGCTCTCGGTGTCACGGCGGTTCAGGATGCCCGGCTCGGTGCCCAGCTTGGTGCTGCCGGCGTTGGTGAAGAACTTCGCGGCGATGTCGCGCATGGCCGCGCTTTCGCTGTTGCGCATCATGTGGTGCGAGGTCATGACCATCGAGCGCATCCGCTCGAGCTGCTTGTCCGTCTTCTGGCGCCACCGCTTGCCGCGCTCACCCGAGGCCATGATGCCGTCGAGCGCCTTCTGCGCGGCGGACGGCTCGGCCATCTTGCCGTCGTACAGGGCCTGGAAGACCTCGAGGGCCTTTTCGCTGTCGCGCACCAGGCCGAACACCTCGCGCAGGAAGCGCTGGATCTTCTGGAAGAACCCTTGCGGCTTCTTGTCGATGGGCAGCAGGCCTTCGGCCCAGAACTGGAAGGTGTAGGCCAAGGCCTCTTCGGGGCTGGCGCGCATGGCTTCGATCGCTGCCTTGTTGCCGTCCTTGCCCTTGGCCAGGATCGCCTCCACGCGACCCAGGTTGCGCGCGTCGGTGGCCACCGCCAGCAGCGTCTCCTTGGCGCCTGGGTGGTTAGCCAGCACGCCCGAGAAGAAGGCGTGTAGGGCCTCGTGGTTCGCCGTGCTGAGCATCGGCATGACAGAACTGATAGCGAGGCGGATCGTTTTATCAGTTTCGACCCACTCACCCTGAGCGTCGAGGGTCTTCTCGAACACGACCTTGATCTTGTCCCCCAGCATGCGGCCCAGATGGGCCCGCACGCGCTCCAGATCCTCGTCCGAGGGGGTAGGCTGGGTCAGCGGGTCCGGGCGCTCCTGAGCCGTTTTTCCGGGGTCCGGTTCATAGGCCGAGAGCTTGCGGTCTGTGGGAACGTCGTTCCAGGAGTCCTGCGCCGCCGCTGCCTTGGCCGCCTGGACCATGGAAGTAGGGGCGGGGGTGGCCTGGACCTGACCGGGGGTCGGCCGGGCCGCGGCCGGCTTGCTCGCCAGCTCGCTGCGGACCTTCTCGAGGATGCGCGGGAACTCGGTCTTCCACACGCCAGCGTCCTGGGTGTGGGTGATCGGTGCGTCGCCGGTAGCCAGCAACGCCTGCGCGGCGGTGGGGTTCTGCTCGAACGACAGCTTGACCAGGCGCTCCATCAGGCGCACGTTCCAGCCACCCTCGGTCTTGGTGCCCAGCGTGCCGGCGATCTTGCGACCCGCCGTCTGGTACTTGTCGTAGGTCGCCTGATCGAACTTCCCGCTCTTCCACGACTGGTAGGCGTGCTCGACCGAGAGGTACTTCCTGCCGCCAGCCTCGAATGGGCGCGCAGCCAGGTTGCTGAGTTCGGCGTTCTCGCCGCTGCCGTACCACACGTTGACAGGCTTGGCCTGCGCTGGCGCGGCAGCGCGTTCCGACTTCGCTTGGGTCCCAGCCGGCGGCTGCCAGCCCAGCGCCTTGGCGCCATCCAGGATCTGGGCGCCGATCTGCGCGCGGGTGTGGTTCGCGTCCACCCCGTCAACGCCGCGCTGGCGGTAGCCCTTGGGCAGGGTGATCGTGGCGGGGATGCCCAGCACCTTCGCCGCCACGGCGCCGGCAATGTCCACGCCGGTCTGGCCGCCCGACACGATGCCCTTGATCGGCCAGATCTTGTTGGCCACCGCCAGGATGTCGTGGACGACCTTGTTCACGCGCGCCTGGTCGAAGCCGTGGACCGCCAGGGTGTAGATGCCGTTGCCGGCCACGTTCAGCGTGTCCGCGCCCAGCTTGCGCATGTGTTCGGCCAGCTGCCGGCCGGCGTCCTGCGGCTTGGTGTTGATGTCGATCTGCAGCAGGCTATTGCCGGCGGCGCTCGCCGTCAGCTTCTCACCGGGGGTCGTGAAGTCCGCCGCGATGGCGACCGTGGCGCCGGCTGCGTTGGCATTCTCGCGGGTGCGCGCGGCGTAGCCTGAGCCCTTGTGCTCGCGCACCTGGATCGGCGCGTTCGGGTCCGCCAGCTGCTCGCCCCAGGAAGCTGGCCTGGCACTGGCTCCAGGACCCTCGACCTTGCCACGAGCGTCGAGTTCCTTCAGCGACTGCGACAGGGCGACGATGCGGCGCATGGCCCGGTCTGCTTGCGGTCCGCCGCTCAGGTGCAGCGCCTTCAGCCGGTTGATCTCGCCGCGCAGCCAGGAGGCGCGCTGCTGATCAGCCTTCGCCTGCTCGGGGTTGAGCTTGACCTCGGGGTTGGTCGGGTTCTGGAACTTCCCATCCGGGCCCTTCACCGGCTTCGGTGCGAAGTCCGGGTTCATGGGCACGGTGCCGGCCTGGTCCTCGGCGGTCGTCTTGGCCGCCCACTGGATGTCCTTCTGGCGCTTGAGGTAGGCGCGCTCTTCGAGGTCGCGCTCGAGCCCTTCGTTGCGGTCGACCTCCATCGCGTAGCCGTCGCCCTCGGGGTCAGCCCGCTCCAGATCGGCGAAGCTCTTGCGCTCGCCGTCCTGGAACTTCCTGGCGGCTTCCTCCGACCGCTCGTCGGCTGCCGCGATGTCGAGCAGGCTGCGTTCCATCGGGTCGAGCAGCTGGCCATCACCCATGCGCCCCGCGGCCCTCTTGTCGCGCCCGTACTGGATCTGGCCGATGGTCTTGGTCTCCACACCGCCCTCGATCGGGAACGAGCCAGGGAAGCGGCGCTGCTTCTGGTGGTCCTGACGTGCTCCCAGTGGCCACTTCATGGCGCGTCGCGACTCCTTACCCAGCCGGCCGTCCCAGCCGTAGGTGTAGATGTTGCTGGCGTGGCCCGAGTCCAGTAGGGCGGCGATGCCCTGGCTCAGGTGGTTGAGGTAGCCCTCGCGCGTGGCCTTGTCCAGCTTGCTGACCTCCTTGGATGCCGTCGTGCTGAACAGGGCGTTGCGCGACCAGTTGACCAGGTCGTGGGCTCGGATAGCCAGCTCCTTGCTGCCCTTCATGAACAGGATCGTGCCCTCCTCGGCCAGGACCTTGCGCCGGGCCTGCTCGCGCGCCTCGGGCTCCAGACCGATGCCGGCCTTTTCAGCCGCGTCCAGCCGCCCCTGCGCGCTGTCGGTCATGCGCTTGATGTCCTGCGCCGACATCTTGTCGTGGTCGCGGTTGGTCTTCTGCTCGGCGACCACCTGGAAGCGGTTGTTGAAGAACTCGTTGACGGCCTGGTCGACATCACCCGCCTCAACGTGCAGGCCCAGCGACTCCTTGAAGCCTTGGCTGCGCGCATCGGCCGCGGCGGTCAGGCCTTTGGCCAGAGCCAGCAGCGTGGTGCGCAGGCGCTCGGCCTGGCTGCTGCCCTGCCGTGCCTCGCTCAGGGCGGCTCGGTCAGCTTCGGGCAGCAGCTTAGCCGCGCGCTGCAGGTCGCTCGGGATCACCTTGCCCGCCGGGTCGACGCGCTCCGGCTGCAGGAGCTTGGCCGCCCGGTCGCGCAGTGGCATCGCGCTCGTGTCGGTCAGCACGCGGTTGATCTTGTCCAGCATGATCCTCGTGGCGCGGGCGTGGCGCAGATCGCGGCTGAGCTTCTGTGCGTCGGCGTCGTTGATCTTCTTGCCGGCCAGCAGGTAGCCCAGCATCAGGTCCAGGCGGCTGTTCGGGTGGACGCCGGCAGCATCCAGCTCCTCCTTGACGGTGGACAGGCGCACAGCGTGGGTCGGCTGCTCGCCGGTCTCTTCGTTTCCGGCGAAGCGCTCCGTCGCGTACTTGGCCACGCGCCAGAGCTTGGAGTTGGCCGGCAGCACCGCCGTGGTGCCAGCGTCGTCGCCGCGCGCCGGCAGCTCGATGTCCTTGGCCTCCGGGTCGAATGTGGACAGCATGTCCTCGGCGCTCCACTCGCCAGCCTCGTCGAGCTCTGGCATGCGGGCGATCGACGGCAGCTTGACGCCGGTCAGGCCCGTGCCGCGCTTGAGGGCCTCGCGCACCTTGCCAACAAGCTCGCCGCTGAACTGGGCACGGGCATCCTCGGTCGTGTCACGCCGGCCATGGGCGAACACCAGGCGCTCGGGCGAGCTCCGGTCGACGGCGTTGCTGGCGTGCTGTTTGACGAACTCGTCGGCTTCGGCCGCCTGGGCCTCGGCCACGTCGTTCAGGTCTCCTTCGTCGATGGCCGACTCTTGGTCGAAGCGGGCCTCGATCGGGCGGGTGAAGAACTCCCGGAGCTTGCCCAGGGTCTCCTTGCCCAGCATCGACGTGAGCTTCTTCTCGGTGAAAGGACCCTCACCATCATAGAAGAACGACTCGAGGCCGTCGAGCATGAAGTGGCGCTGGTTCTCGTCGCCCTGAAGGTTCACGCCCTTCTCCATGAGCGCGGTCAGCGTGTCCTTCGGGATCAGGCTGACCAGCTGGTTGGCGGCGGTGTCGCGGTTGATCCGCTCCTGCTTGGCGGCGGTGCTGTCCAGCCGGCCGGATGCGCGCACGGCGGCACCCAGCAGCGCGGAGAACAGCGGCGAACCCTGTGCGCCGGTCGAGTAGCCGACTTGCTGCAGCGTCTCGGGGGTGCCTTCCTTCAACAGCGACCCGATGATGCGCCCGTAGCGCTCGGCGGCGAACAGCTCGCCGGGCTCCGGCTGGCCCTTGATGTGAGCCATGTTGGCGATCTCGGTGGCCATCTGGCGCAAGGCGTTGCGCTGCGCTGCCGGCGCGCGCTTGCCAGTCTCGCCGCCCACCAGCGCGTACTCCAGTAGGCCGGCGGCGTTCTTGGCGTTCTCCTCGATCTGGCGCTGGACCTCGCGGCGCACGCGCTGCTGCGCAGCGAACTTCTTGGGGTCGGTCGGCGCCATCTTGCTGGTGTCGACGCCGGCCACGTTCGGGCCGGCTTCACCCAGCATGCCGCTGTCCCGGGGGTCGTCCGGTTCGTAGGTGCTCAGCTTGCGGCCCCGCTTGCTCACCGACTTCATGGCCTTGGCCAGCTGCTCCTCGTCCAGGCCGGCGTAGGGGCGCACGAAGTCCGCCGCCGCCTTCATGGCCGGGTGCTCGTTGGCCAGCGGGTCCGACAGATCGACGGCGTCAAGGTCCGTCATGAGCTTCTGGGCTTCCGGCTTGGCGCCCTGGCGGGCGAGCTCTTCCTTCAGCCCGGTCCAGCGGTCGGTGGTCTTGAGCTCCAGGTCGATCGGGTCGTCCGGGATGTCGAAGCTGCCGTCCAGCAGATCGCGCCGGGCCTGCTGCTCGGCGGTGAACTTGTGCGTCGGCGCGCTGGCGGCGGCGCGGATGATGTCCTCGGCCGGCGCGTCAGCGCCGCTGGTCGTCTTGCCGGTGCGCAGGTCAATCTCGTCGCCCCGCTTGGAGCCGGCAGCCTTGTCGGCCTCGGGGCCGACGCGGTTCTGTAGGGTCTCGCGCGCAGACTGCACGGCGTTACCGGCGGCAGACATGGGCATGCCGCCGACTGCTGCCTGGGCGAACGAGTTGATGTATTCGCCCACGTCGCCGCTGGTGTCACGGTTCGGGTTGAGCAGGCTGTGCCCGGCCTTCTGCACGCCGGTCTGGGCCACCTCGGTGACGCCCTCGAGTAGGTTGTCCTTGACGAACCGGCCGGCGAAACCGCCGGCATCGAGCGCGGTGTCGATGGTCTTGCTGCCCATCGTGCCGCCCAGGCCGCGCCGCAGCAGGCTGGCATCGCCGATGGTGTCGAGCGCACCCATGACCAGGCCGGCGCCTGCGCCCGTCGCCAGGCGCTGCATCGGCGTGGTGCTCGCCATCAGCGCCTTGTCGTTCGCCATCTCGTTGTAGGTCTCGCCGGCATTCGACAGGTAGTTCGTCGCGAAGGGCACGGCGATCGAGGCGCCACCCAGGAGCTTGCTGGCCCCTTGAGCGAGTGGGTGGGGGATGAGCCCAGCCGCCGCCGCTGCGCCGCGCAGGCCAGCGCCAGACACCAGGCCGTCCTGCATCGACGCCGCGGTCGAGCCGATGGCGCCGCCGGCCCAGTCAACGATGCGCGCAGGGTCCCAGCCGAGCTTGGTCACGTCCTGCTCGCGCGGGGCGAAGTAGGCAGCCTCCTGCTGCAGGCTGGTGATCTCGTCGCGCAGGCTCGCGGCCTTGCGTGTGTCACCGCTGGCTGCCGCCAGGGCTTCCTGGTTGGCCAGCCAGTTGGCCTGGTCCGTGATCCGGCCGGATCGGTAGCCCTTCTCGATCTGGTTCATGCCATTGCGCTCGAACTCGCGCATGGTCGGGCGCGGGTCGGGGGCATAGTTCGTGGGCAAGTCCGCCACCCCGCCGCCCACCCCGCCTTGGGGTGGCGCAGAGCCGGGGGCCAGATCGGAGAGGGCGCCGGAGTAGCCGGGGGCCAGGTCGCGGAGTGTCGGCATGTCGAATCCCGGTTACTTTTTGTTGGTCGGAGTGGTCCACTCGCGCAGGGTCTCGGCCTCGAGGGCGTTCAGCGGGCCCAGGTTGTAGGTGCTGTCCCACCCCTGGCTGTCACGCAGTACGGTGTCGCCCGTCCGCCCACCAGCACCGGCCCACCACCCGCGGTTCTCGGGCGTGAGGTGGGACAGACTGCCGGGTGCCAGCACCGTCGCCGACTGGGGCACGCGCTTGTTGTAGGAAGGGACCCACTCACCCCGCCAACCGATGCCGGAGTTCTGCCCGGCGTCGTTCCACTTCTTCAGTAGGGTCTGCTGGGCCAGCAGCTTGGGCAGGGCCTCGTTCAGCTGCGCGGGACTCAGCTGGTTCAGCTCCGGGTGACTCTGCATCAACTGGCTGACCATGGCAGCCTCGGCCACCTCGTCGCGCTGACCGGTGGGCTGACCGTCCTTCATCAGCGGGATAGCTACCCGGCTGGCCAACTTTTTCTGGAAGCCGTCGTCGATGCCCTGGGCCGCGGCAGTCTGGCCCTGCACGTTGCTGACCATCTTCCCGAGCGCCTCGGCGGACGTTGCGTCGCCCATCAGCAGCGCGCGCTGCTGCGCGGCGATGTAGTCGACGGCGCCAGGTTTGCCGTCCGGCCCCGCCGTGCGCGAGCCGTTGGCCAGGTCGGCCAGGCGCTGGCGCTGCGCCATCATCATCTGGATCTCCATCTGCTTGGGTGCGATCCTGCCCTGCAGCTCCATGTCCTGGCCGCGCAAGGTGGCGCCGTAGTTCAGGTCCTGGCCCCGGGTGGTGGAGCTGTAGCCCAGGTCCTGACCGCGGCGGTTGGTGTTGTCGCCACGCACGGACTCGACCTCGCGCTGGTCGCGGTCCATGACGGCCTTGGCCATGCCCACCCGGGCGTTGTGGGCCGCAGCGGTCTCGCCGGGCCGGCGCTCGGCCTGCTCAGCCAGGCGGCGGGCGGCGCTCTCCCGGTTGCTCTGCTCCTGGAACTCCTTGGAGAGGATGCCACCGCCAGGCAGGATGCTACGCTGACTGGCGCCGATCATGGCGCCCATGGCGTTGCGGGCGTTGGCTTCCTCGACCTCGCGCTGGTACTGGGAGCCACCCGGAGCGCTCGGCGCCGCGCTGGCCTGGGCGCGGTAGCGGGCGTCCATGGCGTCGGCCGCACGCATGTTCTGCGGGCTGATCTCGCCGCGCGCCCAGAAGCCGGGGTCGCGCAGGCCGGCGGCGTCCGAGAACTCGTTCTTGCCGCGCTGGTAGATGCCGGGGGAGCGCTCGGTGAAGCCCGGCTGCGCCGGGATGGTGGGTGCGGCCTGAGCCGGCGCGGCAGGTGCCTGGGCCTGGACTGGTGCGGCCGGGGGCTGTGCCGGCGCTGCAGCAGCGTTGTTCGGGGTCATGCCCAACATCTGCTCGGCTCGGGTCGTGCCGAATCCTTTGCCCGGGTTGAACTTGTCCAGGACGGAGTCGTTGGTGATGTCGGCGAGGCGGGAAGCCGGGTTCGGGCCGACAGCGCCGGCAATGAGCGGGCCGGCGATCGGGAGCTTGCTGCCCAGCGACAGGAGGCCGGTGCCGATGATGTTGCCCGCACCCTCGACGCCGGCCGCCGCCTTGTCGCTGAACGTCGCCTTGTCGTTGTAGAAGACGTTGCCCATGCCCTCGACGTTCTGCCCGAAGGACTCGGCCGTCGCGGCGATGCCCCCGATGCGGCCGGCGACGTGCGCTGCCTTGCCGAGGCGTTCCCCCACCTTGGAGCCGAACCCGCTCACTGCCTGGCCGGCTCGGCCAAGCGCGGTCTTGGCCGGCTCAGCGGCAGCGGCAGCTGGGGCAGCCTCGCGGGCGGCGCCGAACAGCCACTCCTTGCCGGCGCTGACAGCCGGCCCGACCTTCTGGCCGGCGGAGTAGGCGGCGTCACGGAGCCCTGCGGAGGCCGGGGCAGGCCCTGCGCCTGGCGGGATCTCGCCCATCGGGATGGTGAAGTTCGGCCTGTAGGGGGTGCCTGGGACGGCCATGCGATCGCCGGACACCATCCGGGCACCGTCCGTCGGAACAAGTGCGCGGCCGGGCGCCGGAGCGGGGGCGGCCTGTGCAGCAGGGGCAGGGCCTGGCTGTGCTGCTGGCGCACCGCCAGGCTGCGGGCCGGCTGCCCAGAAGTTGCGGGAAGTCACGTCGCCCCGCAGGGTGCCCTCTGGCGCGCGCGGGACCGGGTTGGGAGTAACCCGCCCAGAGCCCGGAGGGTCCAGCAGGTCGAGCGGGTAGGTCATGGCAGTGTTCCTCGGTGGGAACACCTTCACAGCCCGCGGCTCCGGTGTATATGGGCCGGATTTTACACAAGGGGGGCCGGCATGTCTCCTGCCGGCGACCCGGATCAGTAGTTGTAGCTGGTGTTGAAGTTGTCGCTACCGCTGATGGTCGCGCTGTCGTTGACCGACACGCTGGCGTGGACCATGGACATCGCGCTCGCCGCGAGCTGGGCGGCGACCTGGGCACCGACCTTGGAGGCGTCGAGTCGCGCCGCCGAGTGGGCGATGTGGGCGTCGGCGTTGGCCTTGGCCGCGGACAGGGCGATCGAGCTCGCAGCCTCCGCGCCCTTGATCGCCGCGCCCCACTGGCTGTTCAGGTTCTGCACCATGGCGGTGTTGTAGGTGGCGGTGGTTTTGTACATCTCGACGGCCTGGCTGTTCTGGTGCGCGATGGCCTGGATGCGCGCGCTCTCAGCCTCGACCTGCGCCCGGTAGCCGTCGTAGCGCGAGGCCTGCGCCCGGTAGATCCCCTCGTAGCGGGCGATCAGTGCGCGCGAGTGCTCGGCCTGCGTCGCCGACACCGAGGCGAAGGCCTGGGCCTTCGCCTTGTAGATCTCGACCTTGGTGGCTTCGCCCTGCACGCTGGCCTTGTAGGCCTCGACCTTGGCGGTCTCGGCGTTGACCTGGGCGACGTAGGCCTTGATCTGCTCACCCGCAGCACCCAGCTTCGTGGCCTCGAGCTCGATGAGGGCCTTGGCGCCGCCGACCTGGGCCTCGTAGACCTTCACCTGGGCCATGCCCGCTTCGATGGCCGCCTTGTACTGCTCGACCAGCGTGCGGTTGATGTTGGCCTTGGTCTCCTCGCCGGCCAGCTTACCCTTGAAGATCTCGATGCGCGAGAGCTCAGCCTTGATGACCGTCTCATAGGCCTGCGCGTAGGTCTGGTAGCCGGACAGCGAGGCCTTGTAGGCATCGACCACGGCGTTGTAAGCCTGGACGGCGTTCTCGGCACCGAACTTCGCCGACTCGAAACCGATCTGCTCGAGCTTCATGGCGTAGTCCAGGAGCTGGCTCTCGAGCTTGAGGCCCTCTTCGATCGCGTGCTTGAGGTTGGCCTGTTCGAGGTCGGCCTGCTTGATGCTGATGTCGCGCGACAGCTCGCTCAGCTTGTCGTAGTAGCTCTGCTGCGCCTGGCGCGTCTGGGCGATTGTCACGCCGGCCGGGAGCCGGAACCCCAGGGCCTCGGACTGGCGCTGGATCTCGTCGACGTTGGCCTGGGCGATCGCCGTCTCGCGGTCGCGAGCCCGGTCCCAGATCGCCTGCTCGATGGCTGGGGGCAGGCCGGTGCCGCCCTGCAGACGCTGGTTGATCTTGTCCTTGAGCGCATCCAGCAGCGCCGAGGCGTACTTCGGGCTTGGGGTGTAGCTGTAGGGCGTGGGCGAGAGCAGGTCGAGCGTCGGGATCTGCTCCAGGCGAGTCAACCAGTCCTCGTGCAGGTCGATCGTGTCGAGTGAGTGCGTGGACACCGCAAGGTAGGCCGGGACCGACGGCGCCACGACCTCCGGGGCGTCCGGTATGGCGACCGCGCCGACCGCAGGGACAGCTGGAGCGGTGCCGTAGTTGACCGCCGGGGCGTTGGGCAGCGTGATGGTCGGGGCTACCTCGTCGAACGTGCTGACCGAGAACGATGGCGCCGCCTCGCTCACACCTCCGGGCGCCGATGGCATGTTGAAGGTGATCGGTGACAGGGATGGGGTAGCCGGCAACGGCGGCAGTGCCGGCTGTTGCGGCATCGCGAAGCTCGCGTTGATGCTGGGCGGCGCGGCGACCGAGCTGGCCAGGGCCGCCGCGATGTCCGCGGCGCTGGCGGCGTGCCCTGTGGCTACGCCTTCCGCATAGGCGAACAGGGTGTCCGCTTTCGCTGCGGCCCCCGACGAATAGGTGCTCCATGCCGTCATGGCTATGTCCTCCGTGTGACGGACTGGCCGATGTTGGCCTCGATCCGGTCAAGCTGAAAGTCCTGGCCGCCCGAGTTGCTGAACCCGAACGCCAGGTAGTTCTCACGGATTCCACGCCCAGGCTTGCTGCGCGATTCACCACCCTGTTCGATCACGAAATTGTAGCTGTACGTGGCGACTTCTCCATGCACAGTCATGCGGGCAGTACCCGAACCTTTGACGGCGAAGAACACGATGTCGACGTGCTTCTTGCGGGTGTCGCCCTGGTGGGTCTTGCCGGTGACGACACTGGAGACGATGGGCTCGGCCACGTCGAGGTTGCCGCCGAAAGCGTACAAACCCAGCGCCGACCCGGCGTGCGTCGGTGTGATGCTGTCGAAGTCGTGGTTCGTGTATTCCGTGACCGCGCCGGTCATGGTGTTCATGACGATGGTGTTCATGTTCGCTCCTTAGATGAAGACCGCCCCGAGGTGCATGGGGTTCTCGCCCGCCGCATTCGCACCCCACCAAACTGGAGCCGGCCAGGCCTGGATGCCGTCCTGACCTTTCTGCAGGAACAGACTCTCGTAGGTGGTCGGCGGATGCTCGGAGGGGTCGACGATGTCTGCCCTCGGGTCGTTCAGCGCCCCCACGCCCAGGTACACCCCGGCCCGGTCTTTCGTGACCGCGCAGACCCGGTAGTCGTGGGCGCACCGGGCGCTGTAAATGTCGTTGCCGTCGTAGTTCGAGTAGGAGTAGGGTCCCCCGCGCATGTCCTCGGTGAAGTCCCGGGTCTCAACGGTGCGGGAGAACTCCATCACCCAGGAGGGGGAGAAGGTATATCTCGCCTCGTCGGATCTGCCCTCCGCCCACGTCGCCAGCGCAAGCGTCTCACCTCCGAAGAAAACCCGTCCGGTGTATGACGATGTCGTCGTGAATGTGGCCACGACCTCGCTGCCGGAGCTCGTCAATGAGGCGCCGGGGCGGGAGGATTCCAAAGCCCCCAGGTGGATGAACCCGATGGCGAGGTCCGCAGTGAACTCCAGGCTGGTCGCCTGCTGCCCTGAGTTCGAGAACGTCCCGCTGGTCGTCGTCTGGCTGCTGGATGATGTCGTCGCCGCGCCATGTGAGTACAGAGTGCCCAGCACGGAGTGATAGACCGTCGTGTCCTCCTGGAAGGCACCGCTGGATGACCAGGCGGCGCTCCCTGGATCACCCCACGTCCACGAGAAGTTGCTGGAGCCGCTGCTGCTGCCCTCGGTCTCGACCCACACCGTCACGAACTCGTCTCCGGCGTAGTCGCATGCGACATAGCGCCTCCCACCCCAGCTACCGCTGCTGATGTCGTTGCTGGAGACGAGGGTCATGTAGCCCCCGTCTTCGTGCCAGCCGATTCCTGTGGTGCCGCTACTCGTGGAGTAGGTGAACGACCGCTGCTCGCCTGCAGCCACGAAGCTGACCGGGTCCATCTCACACACCAGTTCGTAAGGGCTGGTGCTGCCCACCTCCTTGCGTGCGATGGCCACGGCCATCTTGTCGCCCCGACCGTTGAACTCGGGTGCCCACAGGAACTTCCACTTCCCGTCCTCGGGGTCCGCGCTGAGCCCTCCGGCGTCGTAGTCCCCTGGTAGCGGATACTCTGCATGCACGACCAGGCGCGAGGCCGACATCAGTGCCTCGAGGGTGGACAGCCCGGGAGGGACGCCCTCTGGCACCAGGTCGCAGACACTGAACCCGGGGGAGTCGTCGCGTGCGATCCCGAACACCCGGACAAAGACGTTTCCAGGTCCCCCGCTATCAGGGGGCCTATGAAGGCAGGCCGAGAAGATGTAGGCCACCTCCGTCTCGCGCCGGCCCTGCCCGAGCCACAGGAACCTCGAGGCCTGGGACAGATAGGCAGCCGGATCGTCTACCCATCCGGCGGGATTGATGTGGCCCGTGGCGACGAGCGCGATCCGAGCCACATACTCGCGGAAGGGCAGGTACTTGCGCGGGGCGCCTCGCCAGCGGAGCCGCATGTTGTTGAACTCCTCGCCACCCTGCCAATACCTCGGACCAGGCATCCGCTGGATCTTGGTGGTTGGGTATAGCTTTCGCACCTCGCCGGGCTTGCCGACGACAGAGGGGGGAGCGGAGAGCGCTGGCGGGGCCTTCTTAGCGGCGTACCCAGGGGCGACATAAATGTCGGGGGCGTAGTCCAACCAGGACCTCCACCCTCCGGCCGCGTTCTCCCAGGTGGTGCGGGCTGGCACGAACAGGAACCCGCTCAGCGCCTCGCTCGGTGCCGCGCCACCCACCGCCGGGTAGATCACGACCTGGTAGACGCCGTTGTTGGCCACCATCTCGATCCGGCTCCCATCACCCAGGCGCATGCGCCTGGTATGGAAGCCGTCGGGGATGGGTGATGTCCTCACCAGCGTGGCGAACTGACGGAAGACCTGGTTGAGTCCTCCGCGCTGACCAGCGGTCAGTTCGTACCCCTGCGGGCCCTTGACGACCACTCGCGTCGGCACGCGGCCGGGCTTGGCGTCGCCGCCGAAGCTGAACCAGTCGATGTCGAGCGTACTCACAGCGGCACCGCGATGTACTGGGGGATGCCGTCCTGGACGCGGAACGTCGCGGCCACCTCGGCGACGGCGGTGCGGTAGCGGCCCTCCGTCACGCGGCGCACGCTGCCCCCGTTGTAGCCGAAGACGATGACGCCGTCGGCGATACACACCATGGCCGAGCCGGACTCGTTGCTGCCCTTCTGCTGCTGCAGCTGCTCGGCCTTGACCGCCACGCCAGAGCCCAGCACCACGCGCCCGGTCATGGCCTGGCGATACACGAGCTTGTCGAACTCATCGCCGGCAAGGAACGCCAGCTCTTCGGTGGTGCCCACGAACACACCGTTGTCGACCGGCTGGATCAGGGTGATCGGTGCGCTGAACTGCTTGAAGTCGCGGCGCTTGTCGCACAGCTCGGGCTGGTGGGTCTTCGACGCCCAGAGGACCGCGCCGTCAGCCACCAGGACCCGGCCGCGCCAGAACGCCGTCACGGTGCCGACAGGCATGGGCTCCAGGAAGTCGGTGCGGATGGGGAGCGTGAGCGCGGCGTTCGTGCCCAGGTAGCCGAAGGAGCTGTTGAACGTGGAGCCCGCCTTGTACATCTCGCCGCCGTTGTGGCCAGAGAGGTAGACGTTGATCATGTAGCCCGGCTCCTCGGGCAGCCCGGTCAGCAGGATGCCGCCGTCAGGGACAGGGACCGGGTTCGAGTAACTGGGCCCGCCTTCGAGACCATCAGAAATACGTACGTACGTAACTGCGTATTGATAATCGCCTGGATGGAGTTGCCCACTCACTGGCGTCAGTGCGCCGATACTTGGTGGCAGAGGCACGCCCCACTCGGTGGTCGTCGTGCCGTCCGTAATGCCGTGGATGAGGCCGTTGCTGAATGTGGTCCTCCCGTCAGGCAGGTCGCAGTACCAGACACGGTCGGTGCCGATCGACGGGTAGAGCAGCGTCTGGGCCACACCGTCGGTCCGGCACAGGTCGCCGTTGCAGGTCGCCAGCATGAAGCCCGGAGCCTGGTGGAGGTTCTTGTGGCAGACCTCTTGCACCAGGCTGTAACCCTTGCGCCGTCGCAGCTCGCTGTCCATGCCGATGTCCACATCCGATGCGGTGTAGAGCTCGGCGGACTTGAGGCGGTGGGCTGGCTGCACGTTGTTGAGGCCGATGAATTTTTCGTAGGTCAGCATGTCGTCCTCCTGCTTCGCAGGCTGCGCCCGAAGCGCACGATCGGGGCGATGTGCAGGGCTCGGTTGGTGTCGGTCGCCTGGGCCACGCCAAAGCGCGCCGGCACAGACAGTCCGGCAGCGAGACGGAAGTTGCCAGTTCGGCACCCCGGGCGGGGCAGGCGGGTGGTGACGAAGCCGCGCGCCTTGCAGGTCCCGATGATGTCGGCCGTGGGGCGACCGAAGCGGGTCGGGCGATGCACGGGCTGCGCCGTGGTTGCTTGACCAGACCCCGGATGGCCGAACGCTGTCGGTTTGGTCCCGACTGCCGTGGTCTTGACCGTGGCGGTCGGGACCCCAAAGCTCGCGGTGGTGGGCAGGCTGGGTGTGGCCAGGCGCTGGCGCGAGGTCGGCTGGCCGACCGAGACGGTGTTGAGCCCGCTGACACCGACCGTCGCCCGGAGGATGACTGCAGGCACCCCGAACGACGCAGGCTCGACCCCGGCCGCCCACACCATGGAGGTCTGAGGCATCCGCACGTAGGACCAGGTGTTGCCGAACCTGTTCCCTGCCCGGATGGCGGTCGCCCGCCCCCACTGGTCGAACTGCCTGTAGGCTCGTGGGATCTTGGCCACAGGACCCAAGGCCGAAGCCCGGTGAGCGACGTAGCCGGGGGTGCCGAGGCGGAGGGTGCTCGCGATACCGGCCGCGAGCAGCGGGACGCTCGGGATGGGGACGCCGCCCGTCCTGAACCCCGCAGCGTTCTTGCTCACGTCGGCGAGGCCGAAGCGCGTGACTACCTCACCCTCGGGGTGGTACGTGGCACCGCTGTGGTGGGTGCCCAGCGCGACTGCCTGGATACCCTGGGCCACGCCGCCCTGCCCGATCGCGGGGGTGCCGAACTGCACCAACGGGCCGGCGCCAACCGCGCCGTACTCGACCAACTCGATCGAGTCAACCGCGAGGGAGTAAGTGGCGACCGTAGCGCCTGCCGAGAACGGCCGCGCTTGCTTCGTCGCGTTGGTGGCGATGCTCGCGATGAGCACCCCATCCTCGAACATCTCGTAGAACCCGGGCCGGCTCACCAGTCGGTAGGTGTGCTTACCCCCCGCTGGGAAGCACCTGCGCACCTCCGATCTCTGCACTTCGCCGTACTTGGTGCCCGAGAAGCCGCTGCTGTCCATCGCCACCAGGCTGATGGAGCTGGAGCCGCTCTCGTTGCGCTCTGCCCTGAAGTAGACGCCATAGTCGGCGAGGGCCGAGGACTGATCGAACCAGGCCTCGATCCCCTGGTTGCCGAGCCCGTCGATCCTCGCTTCGGTGGTGAAAGTCAGGTCGAAGAAGATCCCACTCGTCCGCAACAGGTTATCCGGGCCGATGTTGAGCCGCGTGACATCGTTCCGCCAGCCGTAGGTCGTGGGGTTGAGCAGCCCACCCGAGATGGTGCCGACCACTGACCCCCAGGCGCGCGCACCGCCGGAGCTGAAGTCGTCGTCGACCAGCAGCGGCGCCCATGCCGGCGACCCGAGCGGTGTGGCTGCGCTGATGACCGCGCTTGGCGACGCCGCTGTGCCGAACGTGGTGGTGGTGAATCCGCTGGCCGTACCGACGACGGCCTGCCCCACGGCGATCACGCTACCGAACGTGGTGTGTTGGCTGCCCTGCGCCGGCAGCACCAGGCCTGCGTGGGCCTGCCCCCAGGCGGTGCTGCTGAACCCATGCGCTCCGGGAGAGCCCGCTGTGCTGGAGGGTCCCCCAAGGTGGGTGGAGGTGAACCCACCTGCCGGCTGCACCAGGCGCGCAGTGGCGGTGCCGAGAGCCCCTGGAGCGAAACCTGCCGCTTGGCCCTGGACCGCTGCGGGTGCGCCGGCCGTGCTGCCTGGCGTACCGAAGGCAGTGGCCGCAAACCCTGCTGCTGCACCGGTCTGTGGCTCGGCAGCAGGAGAGGAGGCCGATGCTGGAGCCCCGAACTGCGTGGTCCTGCCGCCCGTGGCCTGTTCGATGAACCCGTCGATCAGTACCTCGCCGGCCGAGGCCCCAAACAGCAGAGTGCGCCCTGCCGGCGCCGGTTCTTCGAACAGAAGATCCGTGGGGCCGGGCGGCACCTCCACCACGTCGGGGGCGAACAACAGCTGGCTGTCTGCCGGCGCGGGGGTCTGGAGCAGGAGGTCGGCGGCCATATGACTCCCGGGCTGGGTCAGGTCGCCGGGTCGGGGGTGAGGCCGTCAGCCAGCACCGCGCGGAACGTGCCGGTATAGTCGTGGCTGACCACGGTGTACGTGGTATCCATCGGGATGCCGATGAACTCGTACACCCCTGTTGCCGGGTCGCTCCAGACGGTGCGGACCAACAACCCATCGGGTTCGCGATACAGCCGCACCCGGCGGCGAGCTGGGAGGTTCGTGGGGCTGTTCTTGGTCTTGACCGTGCCGACGATCTTTCCGCGCCCCTTGAACTGCATCGCGTTGGTCGCAGGGCTCAAGGACCGCTCGTAGCTGTTCTGAGGGATGCCCAACGGTAGTCGGTCGACGCCCTCCTGGGGACGACCTTTGAACGCAGGTGTGTTGGTGGCGAGTGGGGTCCCGAGTCCTACCACTCGTTTCTGCCCCGACCCCACGAACAGGATCTCCGACGCAGGAATGGCGGTCCGTGCGACCGTGGGGGGTGTGAAGTTAGCGGTAAAGGGGGCGGACTTGAGGATGCGTACATCATCCACATACCCCTTGAAGTAGTTGCCGGCCGCACCGGAGAAGCGCTTGTAGCCGACAGTAGCACCCGCACTGGCCGAGAACGAGGGGGTCGGGGTGTTACCGTAGCTCGCCACCTGGACGCCATCCTTGAACATGCGGACCATCCCGCCGACGCGGCTGACGAGCCAATGCTCCCACACGTTGGCGGTCGAGGCGACGCTCGAGACCAGGTAGTCGCCGCCCGAACCACTCAACCACACTTCCCAGCGGGCGCTGCCCGACACCCAATGCAGAGATAGGGAGTTCGTCGCGGCGTCTCCTACGCTGATCAGGTAGGGGTCGTTCGCCAGGCTCTCGAGGTAGGCCCACGCCTCCACCGTATAGTCTTCGTCGGCGGGGCTCCAACCCAGCGGCCCAGCGATGTCCAGGCTGTCGCCCGCCCCGTCGAAATACGCCGATGTTCCCCCGAACTTCGACTGCGTGGTGCTGAGCTTCGCGTCGCCTACCGCCGTCACGGTCTTGGGCGACGGCGAGCTGTCGATGAAAGCCGTACTGCCATCGGCTCCATCCATACCCAGTAGAAGCGGCGTCCCGCCGACAGCCACAGTCATCTCAGTGCTCCCACGGACCCGTCAGATCGAAAGCCATGACCCCGGGGGTCGAGCTTCCGTCCGCAACCGAGTAGAAGCCGATCACCCTGCCAGAATAACTCGCCACCGCCGCATCCATGTAGGGCGTCCTGGGGTCCGGGACGATACGACCGACCACCTTGTGGGGGAGCATTAAGGCGCCCGGGTAAGTACCCCGGTGGTGAGTGGCGGTGCCCGGCGAGTTCAGTTCGAAGATGTCGAGGGGGCAGAGGTACACCCCGTTGTTGGGGCCGTTCGGATACGGTAGGGGGGCGGCGTAACCTCCAGACGCCGCATACGCTGTGGGCCAGGACCTCGAGGTATATGTGATTGCCCCGCCGAGGTTGTCGTAGGTACGCGGCAGATACTGGCGCTCCGCGCGAGAGGCGTTGCAGAAGTTGTAGTCTGGGTTGGGGGGGTTGCCCGGGTAATAATCCGCCACGTTCGCCGCGACAAGGAATCGGAAGGCGTCAGCGTCGCGCACGCTCTTGTATTCTCCGAAAGCCGACCACGAAAAACCGTAGGTCGAGGTAGACGGGGTCCCGGAGTGACAGATACCCAGGTAGAACATGCGGTCGTCAGCGATGAGGACCCACGGCCTTGCAGTCGTGTTCCCGGTCTCGGTGACGGCAAGGCCCAACCCGCCCGGGATCTGGGCATTCTGTGGGAACTGACCGGTGCCGGCGTCAATACCCGACATGGTCTCGTAGCCTGTCACCCGCGCGCCGTAGGCAGTGTCGTGATGGAAGCGGACCAGCACCCCGGTGCTGGCCGGGTACTTGGCCGGATCGACCTTGTACGCACCTTTGTTGGTGCCGGCGAACGCCTTGACCCATCCAGCAGGAGGGGTCTTCAGGGTGATGGTGCCGGTCGCGGTGCCATCGGCCACGCCCGTGACCGCGAACTTCACGGTGTTGGTCGTGACCTCCGTCACCCGGGCCTTACCATTGAGACCACTGGGGGTGGCGCCCGCCACCAGAACGACCTGGTGCAGGACGAAGGGGTGGCCCGCCGCGATGTTGGCTGTCGCTACGCCACTGGCGACCACCAGACTATCCACGGTGGTCAGGTTCCAGCCGTCGACCAGGCAGGCATCGAGCACCGCGATCAACGAGCCTAGGGTGCCACTGAGCACTGGCGCGTTGGCCATCGTGCTCGAGAAGAAGTTGACTTCGGTACTTGCGGGCATGCTGCTCTCCGGTTGCAGTTGAGTGCAGCCTTACAGGCTGAAGATCTTGTAGGCGCCGTTGTCCCACTGCACGGTAACGTCACCGCCGTTGGTCGTCAGCGGGAAGCCGGTGATCGTGTCGATGTAGGCGATCAGCGGGCTGGTGGCTGGGTTGCCGGTGTCCTTGTAGATCACGACGCCTTCGGTCACGGAGCCGGCGGCGACCGCCACCCAGGTCGCGTCGGCTGCGTCGAACGCGCCGCCAGTGACGGTTTTTGAGCCCAGGGTCTGGTCGGTGTTCAGGACGTGGGCGCTGATCGAGCTGTAGAACTCGTCGGTCGCCAGGTCCTGGGCATAGTCGTTCTTGACGAGCGCGACCTTCAGGGTGTCGGTGGCGAAGTTGATGGCGCCGGAGAGGATCTTCTCCTTGCCTTTGGTGTAGAGGGCGTTGGCCATGGCAGTCTTTCTTCAGGGGTTGAAGAAAGGCTTCGGTCTATCCGCCTCTCGGTGGGTGGATTCTATCGTGGATGAACGATCACAGAAAGAGGCACTCCGCCTCGCGCCGGCGCACCAGGCCCGGCAGCACCCGGCCGCCGCCGCGCACCCACAGCATCAGCTGCTCCTTGGCGCCGGCCCAGTCCTGGGCGTTGATCTTCCGTCGCAGCGTGCTGGTCTGCAGGCGACCGACGCCCAGGTTGTAGGCGAAGTCGACGATGGCGCAGAACTTGCCCCAGTCGTCGTTCAGGATCGCCAGCGGCAACAGCCCAGGGCACAGCCGCAGCACGCCGGGGGCGTAGGTGTGCATGAGCTCGCGCACGAGTAGGATGCGCGCCTCGGCCTCGTTGATCGGCGGGTCCGCGAGGGTGACGCGCCGGCCGCCAGGGTAGTAGGTGCTGCCGTAGCCGATCGTCGGGATACCAGCCGGGCACAGATAGGGCCGCGGCCGGAACCCCTCGAACCGCCGGCAGAGCTCGACGGCGATGTCGAGGTTCACGCCAGACCCCGTTTGGCCAGGGTGCGGTCGACGAACCAGTAGTTCGTGATGCCGCACAACAGCGCCACGAAGTCGGGCGTCAGGATCAGGCGGGCCAGCTTCTCCGGGTCGCGGCTGACCTGCCAGGTCATCCACATCAGCACGCCCATGGCGACCGAGTAGAGCGTCCAGATCCAGTACGTGATGAGCGGGCGGACCGCTGCGGACAGCGCCGCCGCCCAGCCACCAGCGGCCTTGGCCAGCTCGGTTTGCTGGTCGATCGCCGACCTGAAGGCATCGACGACGCCGCCGTCCAGACTCATCTGGTGTTGGGCACCGATCTCCTGGAGCTTCTGCTCGCCGCGCTGCTTCTCGAGGTCGCATTGCAGGCCGAACATCTCGCGTTCGTGCTTGCGCTCGTTGGCGCGGTCCCACAGCTTCATCAGCTCGGGCGCCAGGCGGAAGACGCCGCCCAGCAGTGAGCCGATCAGACCACTGGATAGAAGCTCGCCCATACGAACCTCCAGTACAGGTAAGGGTAGAGAGGAAGGAAGCTCATATCAACCCCGCTTTCTTGAGGACGAACAAACCGACGATGACGGCCAGGGCCTTGACCCCGTCGTAGATCCACTGGGAGGTCTGGCGCTGCTGGGGTGCGGCCAATTCGAGGGCGCCGATGCGCGCGCCCATGCGCTTGACGGAGTCCTCGACGCGCTTCTCGGCTTCCTTGAACTCGGTGCGGACTTCGCGCAGCTCGCCGGCCAGCCGGTCCATCGCGAGGGCGGCCTGGACCTGGCGCTCGTCGACGAGGACGAGCTTGTGGATGGCGAGGGTCAGGTCTTTGAGCACATCCTTGAGCTCTTCGTGGTTTTCTTCCAGCACGGTGACTCGATGGTCGAGAAGTTCGATGTTCCCAGGCATGTCGTGCCCCCTAGAGGCCGCCGTACAGGACGGTCCCAGTCACACGACGAGCGCGCTCCTGTTCTTTCCGAGCTTCAGCGCAGTACAGATAGAAGCGCGCCTCATAGTCCTCAGACTTGGCGCGGTTGAAGGTCTCGGCGTCCTCTTTGCCGTATGCCCGGTGCTTCATCCAGAGCAGGAGAGCCAGGTGGTGCTGGTCGTCGAGCTCGAGGTCCTGGTCAGGCCCCGTGATCGGCTCCAACGGGAGGCGGAACACGGAGAGGTCGATCGTCGCCCCGGCGCTCGGCTTCGGCCAGGCGCGCAGTTTGTGCTTCTCCAGGCCGGCGACCAAAGCCTTGATCGGTGCGGCGCGGCCGTCGAAGCGGATGCCCTCGGCGCCGGCCCGCTCCATGTTCACGATGGGCAGCTCTCTGCCTGTAGCGGTATCGAATGCCTTGCGGACCTTCAGGATGCGTTTGTCGGTCGCATACCATTCGACACCGGCCTGGATGTCCAGGCGGGTGATGGCGGGAGTCGACGAGTCCTCGATACCTTCCGTCTTGCGGCAGAACACCTTCTGCGCGTCGTCGAGATAGCGGCGCAGCATCGCGTCGGACCAGAGGTACGGCGCTTCGGTGTCCGCCATCTCGTCGCGGAAGACCCCGAGGAGATCGGTCGAGTTCATGATCAGTCGTCCTTACCGATCTTGAACTTGGTCCAGGCGGCTTCGCGCTCCTTGGCCGGGACCTTGAAACCCACGGCGGCGTTGACGACAGACTCCTTCGGGCTGCCGCCAGCCGTGAAGTCGGCGCTGTCGTTGCGCAGCACCAGGGCCTCGAACGCCTCGAAGATCGCGGCTTCGCGCTCGGCGGGGTCGGTCGGGTGGTCGGCCTTGGGGGTGGAGTCCTCGGGCAGGTCATCCTCCGGGACAGCGCCGGCACCGATCACTTCCGCGTGCATGTCGGACGGGACATGCGTCGGGACCCCGCGCTTGAAGGACACGGAGTGGCCCATGGTCGACACGACGACGCGGTCACGGTTCAGGACGAATTTCATGGTCTTGCCTCACGTAGTTATGGATGTGACGACGGGGCCGAAGCCCCGCTGGATCAGTTGGTCTGAACCTCGTGGGCCCGGCCGGAGATGATGTACTCGACGATCACGCGGACCTTGCCCTGGGTGGCGGCGGTGCCGGCCAGGGCCGGTGTCACCAAGATCTCGGCGCCGTCGCTGACGTAGCCGGTCGGGACCAGCGCGGTGTAGCCGGCGGTCTTCAGGTCCACATCGTTCTTGTAGCGGTTGCCGGTGGTCGAGTCGCCGATGTCCAGCACGGCGGTGGTGCCGGTGTTGAACGCGGTGTCCACGACCACGCCGCCGCCGACGACGATGGCGTTGGTGGGCAGCTTGATGGCGGGGACTGCCACGCCGGTATCGGCGATCTGGTCGAAGTTGATGGCGACTTCAGCGAACAGCGGGTACTGGCGACCGTTCGCGAGCTTCAGAGGGGTGTTGGCCATGGTGGGCTCCTGATGAGAGTGTGAAGTGACGGGCGGGCACCGGGCCCGCCCTCGCGCCCGTTACTGGGCGGCGTAGACAGAGATGACGCCGAAGTCCTCGACGGCACCGTTCTCGTAGATGTTCGAGAACTTCGGCTTCAGGAAGCCGCAGATCTTGCCCACCGAGATACCCTGCTGGTTGCCGTAGTCGAACTCCTTTTCTTCCCACTCGGGTGCGCCGATGTCGGCCATGCCCAGCGACTGCGCACCGCAGAACAGCATCTGCACACCGTCGACCGCGCCGGCACCACCCCACTTCGAGCCGCTGGCGGCGCCCGAGGTGTTGTAGACGTGGCGGAACTCGTGCAGGTAGATGCCGTCGATCTTCACGGTCGAGCCGGTGAAGAGCGGGTTGGACTTGTCACGCTCGACTGCGTGGCGCAGGTTGAGCATGTAGTTCTGGTCCATCTTCAGCTTGGCCATCGCCTGCGGGGTGACGAAGGCGTGGAAGGTTTCCTCGCCGCCGTCTTCCTTGACGCCGCGGATGTAACGCTCCTTGGCGTAGGCCTTGAGCTGCACGAAGGTTTCCCAGGTCAGGGTGTCCTCGGCGGCCACGTCGCTGGTCGCGGCGCCGACCACCAGACCGTTGGTCTTGTCCCAGCGCAGGCGGCGCGCGTTGCTCGGCGCAGCCACGTCGGCGGCGAACTCGAGGTTGGCCAGGTCGGAACCGACGCGGTTGGCGCCGTTGTTCTTCTTGGCGTAGCTGACGCCGGACATGGTCAGGAAGGCCAACTGGTCGAGGCGGTCGGCCAACCAGTAGGCCAGCACGTCGCGGCTGTTGCCGCGGAACTCGACGATCGACTTCTGGTCGGCCATGCGACCCTCGTGGCGGTTCGCATGACGCAGCTGGTCGATGCGGATCACCTGGTCGAAGGTCTGCATGGCTTCTTCGTTGCCTTCCAGCGTGCGGTCGCCAGCGATGCCGTCGCCCTGCAGGTCAGCCAGCAGCGTGATGACGGCGCGGGCACCCTTTTCGGACCGCTTCAGCTCGGTGATGTGTTGCACCAGGCTGTTCGGGCCTTTGCCCAGGAAGCGGTTGATGAAGCTGTTGTTGCGGGCCTGCTTCCACAGGTCCATGCCCCAGACGGTCTTTTGTTCCGCAGTGAGGGCAGCAAAGTTGGTCAGTGCCATGATGGCGCTCCTTTCGACGACTAACGATCAATTTGCGGTGCGAGTCCGCGTGCTTTGTCGATGTGTCGTCTCGACCAACGAGAGGTGGAAGGCTGCTGTCGGGAGCCTCGCCCTGACCGGGTGATGGGCGCAGTGTACGAAAAAAGACCCCGTTCGTCAAACGATGAACGAGGTCATGACGGGGAAGAGCGGCGGTCAGTCGCGGGAACCGAGGCACGTCGGTGGTGCGAAGTCGTCGTGAGCGGTGGTGGTGCATACCCAACGACCGGTGCCGGACTCGCGCGTGAGAGTCAGTGACTCGTCCTCGCCCAGGACCTTGAACCCACACGAGATGCTGCCGCCTGCCCCGGGGGACACCCACGCTCGCGAGCAGTGGGTCGGGTTCAGGCCGATGGACGCGGGGGTGTTCGAGTACCGGCCGCTGATCAGGTTGCTCTCGAACCCGATCTTGCCGTTGGTGGCCTCGGCCAGGGCAGCGGTCACGCTGGCGCGCGCGACGTAGCCCTGGTAGGCGGGGATCGAAACTGCGGACAGGATGCCGATGATCGCGACGACGACGATCAGCTCGAGAAGGGTGAAGCCGTTCTGGCGGTGGGTGGAGCGCATAGTTACCTCGGTGGTTGGTTGGGTGGCGCCGGCGGCGCCTCGGCAAGTGTACGAAAAAAGACCTCGTTCGTCGAACGACAAACGAGGTCAAGGGCCGCAACGACCCATGGCAAGCCGTTATTTCTGGGTGGTGTTGATCCAGGCCTGGAGCAGCGACTTCTCGAGTTCCAGGGCTCCAACCGCCTCGCGGACCCAGCGCCGCTTGTTCTCGAGGCGCGTGGCCTCCTCATTGAGGTTGCTCAGCGTGGCGTTCTCCTTGTCGATCGCCTGCGTGATCTCGGAGATCCGGCCCCGAAGACGCCAGACGTTCGGATCGTCGGCCTCGGAGGGTATGAGGGCGGAGTCGAAGGCGTTCACGGCTGCACCTCGACGGGCTTGAAGCGCGCGATGCGCTCGCCCAGGATGTAGCTGTAGGCACCCATGGCATCGTGCTGGAGCGCCAGGAGCTGCTGGTCCACCAGCGGTAGGCCGGCGAAGACCTCGCCATTCAGGAACACCGCCAGCTTGGCGGCGCGAGCGTCAAGATCGGCTTTCTCGTCGATCACGCGCTGTTCGTGGGGTTGGTACTGGCTCATGGCGTCACTCCACGATGGTCCAGTCCTCGGCCAGTGCATCGCTGCAGCTGGGCGCCCAGGTGGCGATGTCGCCCTGTGCCGTCTTCAGCGCCAGGTAAGCGCGGTACGGCGACATGGCGGGCATCAGGAAGACGAACTGGCCGGCGCCGTTCCAGCCGGCGCGTGCGACGCGACGGCCCTTCTTGAGCATCTCGAGAGCCATGCCGAAAGTCAGGCTGCCGAGCACGCGGTAAGTGTTGTCGAACTGTGCCTTCGGACTCCAGCTGACGTAGCCGGCGTGGGTCGGGACGTTCGGCTTGCCGCCGTCGAGGTACTCAACGAGGTAGCCCTCGTCCGCGCCGTCCTCGTCGGCCGGCAGCGTCCAGCCGCGGAAGTCGTTGTAGGTCTGGCGCGTCATGGGCTCCGCGCGAACGATCTTGGTGCCGATGTAGTGGTTCATGCTTGCTCCTGGTGCAGCTTGCTGCGCAGTTCGTAGCCCATGAGGGGCCAGAGCTCGTTGCGGGCATTCTCGATCGCCACTTCTTCGCCGGTCTCGGCGTCGTCGTTCTCCGCAGATACGCTTGCGGATGGGCGGCCGGTGACGGCAAACCCATTGCGCGTCGTCAGCACCGCCCAGCGCAGCACCTGACCGCTGTGGCTGACGTGCTTGACAATCTCGGTGTGGACGATGTTGGCGTCGAGGTCGGCCGGGGTCACGCGCGGTGCGTTCAGACCCTTGGCCTGGATCTTGAGCTCCAGCCACTCGTCGGTGGTCTTGGGCAAGGGAGAAGGTATGTGCATCATGGTCGTGTCCTTCACAGTTCATCGCCGCGCAGGCGGGCGAGCATCTCGTCGCTGAGCTTGCTGAAGTCGTCCTGGCTGAGCTTCAGCACGTCCTTCGGCGTGAGGGCGCCGCCAGCCTTGTCGCTGTCCAGGCCCACTTTGGCGGCGCTGGGCGGCTGCTTGCCCACGGCCTCGAGGGTCTTCTTGACGGCTTCCTTCTTGCGCTCAGCCTTGACTTCCTCCGCCACGTCCTTCTCGGTGACGCGCGGCGTGGTGTCGAGGACCTTCTTCTGTGTCGCGGTGCGCGCGCCGACCAGCTTCTCGACAGCCTTCTGCATGGCGTCGGTCGGGGTCAGACCACGACGTGCCTCGTAAGACGCCTTCAGGTCCACGACATCCTGCATCAGCTCGGCGTCGTACTCGTCGCCGTTGGGGTCGAGCTGCGGGTAAGCCTTCTCGATGCGCTCGAGCGCGATGTTGTAGCGCGCCCGCTCGGTTGCGCGCGCCTCGGCGGCGGCGATCTTCATGTCGCTCTTGGCCTCGGACATCTGGCGCTCGATCTGGCGGATCTGGCCCATCAGGGTCGTGGCCTTCTCGACTTCACCATCGGCGAGGAGCTTGGCGTACTCCTTCTCCATGCCGAGGATGCGCTCCTCGGCCTTGGTGATGTTCTCGTTGAGTTCGGCCACGTCGCTGCCGCGCTGGTACTGCTGCAGCTTCTGCTCGAGTTCGGCGCGCTTGGCGCGCTCCTTCTCGAGCATTTCCTTGTGGCGGGACAGCGGGATGCGCTGGTCCTTCTTCTTGGGTTCGTCCTTGGCCTTTGCCTCGGCGTCGGGGTCCGCATCGGGGTCGGGGTCGCCGCTGGCGTCGGGGTCGGCATCGGGGTCAGCATCGGGGTCAGCATCGGGGTCGCTGGCCTCGCCCGGCTTCGCGGCGGCCGGCTTGGGTTCGGGCGTCTTGGTAGCCGGCTCGTCGTCGGTGGGGGTGAAGTCGTCGCCACGGTCGGGGGGTGTGCCACCCCCCAGGTCGTTGCCGTCGCCGTCCATCGGGGCTTGCAGGCGGCGCATCAGGGCTTTCAGGAGCGGGTTCATGGGTTGCCTTTCGCGGGTTGTTGCGGTTGCTGTGCAGCCGCCGCTGCTTGGGCTGTCATCTGTGCGCGGCGGTCTGCTCGGTCCGCGGCCATCTGGTGCGCTTTGAGGCGCAGCTCGTTCTGCTGTTGTTCGCGCTTGAGCCCGAACTCCATCATCGCGAGCTGTGTGTCACGCTCAAATTCGCGCTCCTTCAGGGACGCTTCATGCTCTGCCTGGCCAGCCTTGATCTCGGCCTCGGCCATCTTCGCCTGCCCGGAGCCGTCGTCCGGCTCGCCCTGGGCAGCGATCTGGGTGTTGACCATGGTCTCCTGGACCTTGGCCTGCTTGAGTTGCGCGTCGGCGTGCTTCTGGGCGGCTTCGCCTTCGGCTTTGGACACCTCGGCCTGCTGCGCGCGCTGCTGCAGCTCGCGCTGGGCCTGCGCCTCCGGGGTGTCCTGGCTGCCCTGCATCTCGCGGATGATGTCCTTCTTGTTCATCAGGCGGCTGGAGTCGATCAGCACGGCGTCGGGGATGGCCACGCCCAGTTCGCGCAGGGCCACGGCCTGCTCGAACTGGCTGTCCTCCAGCGTCTCGCGCACCGGCACCGAAGTGACGACCACGCCGTACTCGCCGACGGTCAGGTCGTTGACCACGGTGCCTTCGGGCGTGACCTGGTTGATCGTGAAGTCCTCGGTGTCGCCCGTCACCTGGTCGTGGGTGATGGTGAGGATGCGCTCCTCGGTGTAGAAAGTCTGGACCAGATCCAGCACGTTGCGCGCCAGGATGAAGTCGGTGCGGGTGAGGTTGTCCAGCGGCTTGGCCAGGTTCGTGCTGCCGGCCTGGCGCTTCTTCTCGATCGCCTTGGCGGCCACGTCCTCGCGGTCGAAGCCCTGCATCGAGTCGGACACGCCGGAGATCGTCTTGATGCTCTCCTCGGCCTTGTAGCTGACGCGGTCCAGACCCTGCGGGGTCTGGTTGGGCTGGATCTTCTCGATGGCATCCAGGTCCGTGACCTCGACCACCAGGCCGGTCTGGGCGCCCTTCTCTTCCAGCTCCTCGACCGTCATGTTGACCAGGCCGCCGGCCTTGACCTTCCAGCCGCTGTTGGCCGTCGTGTTGACGATGTGCAGCTCCTGGCTCGTGACCTTGTTCAGCACCTCCTGCGGACCGGTCAGGTTCTCGACCAGGCCGATCGTGGTGCCACGGCGGAAGTGCGGGAAGTAGGGCACGACCGTGAAGTGCTTATAGGGGCTCCAGTCGTCGTGCAGCACGCAGTTGTCGGCGATCACCGTCCACTTGATGCGGCGCACCAGCTTCGTCGTGACCTGGAAGCCGAACCGTTCGACGAACAACGAAATACGGTCGCGGTCGAAGTCCGCCGGGATGGCGCGCATGTCACCCGTTTCAGGGCTCACGAAGTGCTTCTGGCGGTCGAGCTCGCGATACTGGCGCTCGATCAGCCGGATGTTGCGCATCACGTTGCTGTTGTCGTAGTCGCCCGTGTACATCGGGTTGAAGCGGTCGCCGAAGCGGTCGCGATAGGCCTGGATCGAGTCGTAGCCGTAGGGGAAGTAGCTCTGCTCGCGGTTGCGCAGCAGCTCGGCGTCTTCCTCGTTGTAGAGCACCGCGATGTCGTCGGCCGTGACCCACTTTGTCGTGAAGACCTCGCCCCAGGTGTCGGGGTCGTACTCCTCGCCGTCCGGGTCGATGATGACGTTCTTCGGGTTCAGGCTCTCGATGCGGACCTCGCCCTGCATCGAGTCGCTGTGGTCGATCCGCACGTCCAGGAAGCCACGGCTGGTGATGATGCCGTCGGCGAACATATCGCTGCGCTTCCAGTCGAGCTGGTTGTTGTCGCTGATCTGCTTGAAGACCTTGGTCAGGATCTCAGCGGTCTCGGCCGGCGAGCCGCTGCGCGGGCGGAAGCTCACCTCGGCGCGGTTGAAGATCTGCTCGCCCATCACGTTGCTGATGGTCGAGAGGATCTTGTTGATCGTCATGGCCGGGCGGCGCACGCGTTCGAGGGCAATCTTGTCAGCCCGGTCCCACTGGTCGCCGCGAAAGAAGGCGTCGCATTTCTCAGCCTTCTCGACGTACTTGGCATGGCCATTGTCTCGGGCCCAGGCGTACCGGACCCACTGCTTGGTGGCGATCTTGGTGTCGATGGGCATGATGGGCCTACTTCAGGTTTCGGAGCTTGTAAAGAGTCCGAGCCGTCAGCTCTTCGACCTCGGCGAGGATGTTCTTCAGGGCCTCGGAGCCATGGTCTTCCTTCTGCTCATCGCGCACGACCTCGAGGTAGTCTTCCAGGTTGGAGACGATGTCGCCGCGCGGGGTCTGCACGACGGGGAAGCTCTCGATGCGGGCATTGAGGCCCATGTAGACCTCGGCGTAGCTGTCAGCTAGTTCGACGAGGGACGAATAGAAGTCGCTCAGAGCAACGTGTTGGGCGTAAGAGGTGGTGGTGAGGTGGGCCAGGTGCGCGGCGGTGCGCAGGGCCATGCTCTCGGCGATGAAGCGGGGGCAGCTCATGGCCGGCTCCCAGCGTAGCCGCTGCCCCCGGTCAGGCCGCCATGTGCCCGACCGTCCCGCCATATCCTCTGAGCTTGTCTTTCCATGACTTCTGAGCCTTCGCCTGTTTGATGCGCGGGGGCTCGCGGCCCACCGCCATGGTCGCCATCCAGGCCAGCGCGTCGACTTGGTCGTCATGCACACCGGCCGGAAACCGAAGCATCTCCGTGCGAGCGGCGTCGAACCACTCAGCACCATCAGCGAAGCTCACCATCCCCTGCTGCATCCGCCCTTGCAAAGGTCTTGCGCGGGCCAGCTTGTCGGTGATGGGTTTCAAGAGCTGGGTCGAGGGGTAGAACCTCCGCTCCCTCATGCGCTTCTTCAGAAGCGTTTCGATAGCGCGGAAGATCTGCCCGTCCTCGAACCCGAGCACTAGGCTCGGATTATGCCACCGCTTGCAAGCGTTGAGGATGCTCTCGACGATGAACATGCCGTCGCCGGACTTGAACCGGATGACCTCGGCGACGTGCAGCATGTCGTCCTCATCCTGCAGGCCGACGGCGATCACGGTGTAGTCGTTCTGCTTCTTCTCGCTGATGGCGAAGTCCACCGCGACGAACACGTTGGAGGTGGTCAGGCGCGGTAGCGGCGCGCGGCGGAACTGCTCCTTCAGGAAGAACGCCCCGTCGTCCGGCACCGGGTTCTGCTGGTACAGCGCGGCCCAGAAGCGCGCCGGGATCGTCTTCTTGATCCGGTTGAGCTTGACCAGGTCGTAGCGCTCGGGGTGCAGCGCGCGGCCCTTGGCGCGCAGGAAGCGGTAGCGAGTGCCGGTGCTGGCGCAGGTGAACTCGGCGCCGTGCGGTGGCGTGGTGCTGGGGTGCTTCGGGTCGTAGAGGTCGGCCAACGGAGCCACGTCGTACTCGATCAGGTCCGTGTCGAGGTTCAGGAACTCGTCGCTCTCGGCGATCGCCGGGTACTTCACGAGCTCGAACTGGTCGGCGTCGGGGTCCTCGGCCATGGCCACCTGCAGCCGGCCGGCGAGGTCGTCGTCGTGCCACCAGGTCTGGATCACCAGCACGCCGCCGCCGGGCGCCAAGCGGGTGTAGGCGGTCGAGCCGTACCAGTCCCAGAGCTTCTCGCGCGTCTCGGCGCTGTCGGCCTCCTCGGCGTTCTTGATCGGGTCGTCGATCAGCAGGACGTGTGCGCCCTTGCCGGTGATACCGCCACCGACGCCGGCCGCCACGTAGCCGCCACGCGTGCCCTGAAGGCCCCACTCCTCGTTGGCCTGGAAGTCGGGGTGCAGGCGGGCCTCGAACACGCTCTGGTAGCTCGGGTCGTTCAGCACCTCCTTGACCTTGCGGGAGAAGCTCATCGCCAGGCTCACGTTGTACGAGCAGGCGATCATTTCGTGGTCGGGGTTGCGCCCCAGGTGCCAGGCCGGGAACATGCGGCTGGCCAGCTCGCTCTTGCCGTGGCGCGGCGGCATCAGGATCATCAGCCGGGGGGACAGGCCCTTGGCCACGTCGTCGCTGAACTTCTCGAGCCGGCGCGCGATGTCGCGGTGGACCCAGCCGGCGTCGTAGCGCGGGTTGATGCGCTGGGTGAAGGGGATCAGCCGGCGCTTGCACAGCACCCGCTCGGCCAGCTCCTTCTGGGCCAGCGCGAGGGGGTTAGGTGGGCTGGGTGGGGAGCCCGAACTCGTCGACGATGAGGGTGCTGGCGCGCTTGCCGGCGTAGGCTCGGAGGTGGGCCTGGGCTCGGTGGCGGTTGACGGCTTTGATGCAGTCGTCGACGCTGGCGTCGAAGGGGAGGTCGATGACCGCTTGGAGGGTCCCCGGGCTTTGCTGGGGCTTGCGGAGGTGGACGACCCACGCGTTCCTCGGCGTGTCGGCGGGGTTGCCGAGGAGTCTTTCCGTGAGGTCTTGGTAGTCGAGGCCATCGGTTCCGCGGATCATGGTGGTCCTTCCGGCCGAGGCCTTCTGCAGGGGGTTGAGGGAGGGCGTAGGAGGCGTTTTCGGGGTTGGTGGCTGGGTAGGGCTCAGGCGCCGTCGATCTCGTCCCCCAGGGCCTGCTCCAGGCCGTCCAGGGGGGTCAGGAGCGGGGTGCCGCCGGAGGACTCGATCATCTTGAGCAGATCGGCGTCCGACAGGGTGCTCAGGCGGCCCATGGCCACGGCGCTCTGGACGTTGACGTTCACGTCGACCTTCTTGGGCTCGTAGTAGCCGCACATCCGACCGATCTCCCGGGCGGCCGAGACCATGCTGGCGGGCTCGCCGGCCAGCTTGGCCATGTCGTAGCTCTCCATCAGCATCTCCATGACCTTCTTGCGGCTCATCTCGTTGGCCTCTTCGAAGAGGTGGCGCTCTTCGTCGATGACCCGCAGGACGTTGGGCATCTTCACCATCCGGTAGCCCAGGCTGTACTGCGCGGTGGAGTAGCCTGCGCGGGCCATGGCGTTGGGGATCGAGTCGCCCCGGGCGTAGTTCTCGGCGAACAGGCGCTGCTTCTCGGTGAGTGGCTTGTCTGGGTCGATCTCGGCGGCGGCTGCCATGGTCCCGGTGTTGGGCGCCTTGCGCACGGCCGCGCCGCGGTCCGCGTCGGTGGACTTGCCGCGGCGGATCGAGGTGGACTTGGTGGTGGGTGAACCGGCCGGCATGATCGTCTGTCGTTGAACGAAATGAGGCGATTTTAGCCCGTTGGATTTTTTTGCAAAATTTTTTTGTACTCCGGGTTTGGAAGCGGGGGACGGGGGCGTAGAGACATATACGGGTATGCGTCAAACAGCACCCCCGGTTCGGATTCGGTTTACGCCCAGGCATAGGGGTCCCAGCGCTCCACCCACCACGCACCGGGTGCAGGGTCAGCTGGCGCAGCCTGCGTCGCCGACCACGCACAGGCAACAGCAAGAGCAGCAGCACAGCGTCGCGGTGCTCGCGGGTCAGGTGTGCTCACCACCACCCCACCCCGGCCGCGCGCCTGGCCTGCGTCGTTGCCTCGTTGCTTCGTCGTCCTGGTCCTGGTCTTGTCTTACGTCGCAGCAAGCTGCGCCGCCCATTCGGTGTGTGTGAGTTGATCGGACGTGTTGATCCGGTCCTCGCATGCGCCCACATGGCGCGGAAGGAGAGCAGCATGGCTGCAAAGGAAATCGGTGTCCGTCTCGGCAAAGTCGTCGGCTGGACCGCAGCCACGGCCTACAAAGGCGCTGAGATGGCTATCGCGGCCACTGGCGAGATCGGCGAAGGCTTCAGCGAGGGTGTGGTGATCGCCTGGGAAGACCGCTGCGAAGCGATGGACCGCAACCTCGCGCTGGCGCAGGCCAAGGCCGAGGCCCGTCGCGCCGAGCTGCTCAGGCTGCGCGCCGAGGCCAAGACCCAGGCCCAGGCCGAGGCCACCACCCGCAAGGCCACCAAGGCCACGGCGTAAGCCGCCACCTGCACACACCGCTGGCGCAGGCCGGCGGTGATCCACCCAACACACCCCGGAGAACCGCCATGTCCAAGACCACTGTTGCGTCCCTCGAGGCCGCCCTCGCAGCCCAACAAGCTGCGTTCGATGCACAACGCGCCGACCTCGAGGCCGCCGCCGTCACGAATGCCGAGACCATTGCCAAGCTCGGCCAGATGGTCGCCGGCCTCACTGAAGCGGTCACCGTCCTCAACGGCCGGCTCAACCTCGCCAGCGAAGCGTTCAAGACCCTGCGCGCCGAGGTCGTCAGTCTGCGGTCGAACGAGGCGCGCGGCACACAGGTCGGCCGCATGCCGGTCAAGACGCAGCCCAACCTTTGGTTCGTCGCGCTGGCGCAGCTGCGCGCCGAACTCGGCCTGGCGGAAGGCGCCTTCGTCGACCGCGACTTGGTCATGGCGCGTATGGCCGAACTCAAGGCCGCGGCCCAGGGATCGGCCGCCTGAAATTCACCCGGAGCGCCGGCAATGGTGCTGGCGCTCCACCCTTTGTTTGCTTCACTCACCGGAGACCATCATGCGTATCTACATCAGCACCACCACCGTCCAGGACGTGGCCAACATCGTCGTCGGCGAGCTGGTCAAGGCCGAGCTCATCACCACCGCCGATGCGGACGAGGCCCGCAAGATCGAGCCGATCAGCCACTTGGCGAACTTCTCGGTCGACGTGTGCCAAGACCTGTCGGGTCGGCCCAGCCACGTCGTGATCGAGATCAACGACGAGATCTTCTTCAAGTACGCCCGCGTGTACGCGAAGGTGATCCGCTTCGTCGCACCGTTCGTCGGCCCGGCCAAGGCGTTCTTCGGCGCACTGAAGGAGGACATGCAGGACATCGAGCGCTTCTTGCTCCAGCGCAAGTAAGCGCTGGCGCAGCCCACGGCGCGCGCTGCGTCGTGGCGGGTGCGAGGCTTCGGCCTCGTGCCTGGCGCTGCGTGCGTGGCCACGCGGCGGGTCTTTATGGGCGAGGGCTCGACGCCCACCCGGCACGGCGTGCGGCGTCGACGCCCCGAGCACCGCGCAGCACGAGCGCGGCACCACGCAGCTGCCCCCACCCGGGCGCCGTTGCTTCGTTGCTTCGTCGCTTCGTTGCTTCGTGCTTTGTCGTGCTTCGCCGCGCCACCCAACCCACCACCCAAGGAGGTCAACCATGATCGACGCCGTCCTTCTGTTCGGCGTGCTCAACATCCTGTTCGAGTTCGTTCTGCTCACCATGCTGCCGGTTCGAACCCGGCTGCGGGTGCTTGGATCTTTGTCAAAACAAAGATCACTACATGTGATGTTTCTCATAACAAACATCACCATTCATTGGGGCACGCTCATCGGAACGATGTCTGGCGTGTTCGCGTTCGTGTGCTCCATCGTCACGGTGAAGCTCGCGCGCATGTGGTTCGGGCACATCACCCCGGACGAGAAATACAAGCGCGGCGTGCTGGCCTACAAGGTCGAAGAGCTGCGCTAGTCGTTCGTCGCGGCAGAGCCGCGCCGCCTGTTCCGCTTGTTTGGTTCAGGGCGGCGCGGTGCTGCCCTGCGTTTTCAAGGAGAGCGCCATGAGCGTTCACATCGTGCTGCACCACGAACCTTCGCTGGCCGAAGAAACTGTCCTCGAAATCGACTGGGTTGAGGTCGAGGATGACGACGACGACCTCGACTTCAACCCAGTCGACCCGGGCCTGTCCCCATACCGCAAGCAGCGCAAGGTGCGCAAGGTGCGCAAGATCAAAGTCACCATCGTCGAGGAATGAGCCATGTACGCATCGGGCCCGTTCACCCGAGTGGTCTTCGCCATCCGCGAAGGCTACCTCGAAATCGGCACTCCGCGCATGCACTCGGAAGGTCGCACGGGCGACCTCGTCAACACCATCTGCGGTCACGAGATCAGCAGGACCTACCGCTGGAGATAGTCATGCACTTGCGAAGCATCGTGCTGCTCACCGAAGCACGCGACCGCGCTGTCATCGACGCGTGCGAGCGCGTCTCACCCAACTCGCTCGAGTACGACGCACTCGTCGAGCGTCTGGAAGAAGCGTACTGCGAGCCGGTCTACCGCTACGAAGAGCTCAGGCTCGACGGACACCCCCACCACGAGGCGATGCTGATGGCAGGCCTCACCGACCCCAAGGAGTAATGATGCCGACCATCACCTACATGATGCCCAAGAGCTTCGACATTACAGAAGCTGAGCATGAACTCATCATGGATCTGAACCGCGACGACAAAAAAGTCACCGCAGTCAGGTTCATGAAGAAGCAATACGGCCTCGATCTGGCCAACGCCAAACGCCTGGTCGACAGCATCGGCAAGGAACCCAACCGCACCTACTGATGCCAGCGTGCTGGGTTGCGAGCAGCCCAGCGCGAAGTCATCCCGACTTCATCAAGCAAAAACCACTGGAGAAGATCATGAACGCAAGCCACAACACCATGACCATCGAAGATGTCATCAACACCCTCGACCCGCAGTACCGGGTCAGCCCGCTGCTGAAGCTACGCGGAAGCGTGGCCTATCGTGCGGCCAAACTGGCAGGCCAGTACCTGGTCAGCCGCACAAAGGCGATGTTCGACAACCGCAGCGAGCACGGCCTGTCGCACATCGACTCCTTCAATGAGATGTTCGCAGAACTGCGCTGCGGCGACTTCAACAACGAGCTGCTGGAAAGCGCCGGCATGGAAGCGCAGAAGGACATGTTCATAACCCTTCGCGAGCTGGTGCTGTACGCGAACAAGCTCAACTTCGACCTGCAAGACCTGGTCGATGAAGGCGGCATCAAGCGCATCCGCCCCGGCTTCAAGGTGCGTGGCGTCGCATTCACGGAAGGCGACATCGAAGACGGCTGGCGCAACAGCGTCATGCTGCTGGCCGACCCGCAAGACGACTTCGACACCGAGACCTACGCCGAATACGCGACCAAGGTCGAAAACTCCGAATGGCGTCTCACCGAGGCCGAGTGGATCGCCGCCCAGGCCCAGGAAGACAACATCTGGAAGACCTACGGCGAAGACATCGTCGGGCTGCTGCTGTCGTTCGGAAACGACGAGGGCACGTTCGATGAGCTGTCACTGCGCACGCAAATCGGCCTCATCGAAAACATGCGTGGCAAGATCGAACGCTGCGTCGACTCCGCCATGAAGTCGATCAAGTACAGCAAGCTCGACCGCGCCGGCAAGATCGCCGAGGCCAGCAAGCTGAAAGGCCTCATCAACGGCTGGGACAAGGAGTTCTGCAAGATGCTCGACAGCAGCCGGTACGCCGGTCTGGAAGAGTTCATGTACAACTACACGCCCAACCGTGGCGACAACGAGGCACGCAACACCCCGGTGTCGCGCCGGATCACTGCGCGCAACGAGAGCAAGCCTGTCGGTCGCGTCAGCGACACCGTGGCCAGGTCGCTCAATGGCGAAGAGATCACGGCTGCTGATCAACAGGCAGAACGCGCTGCCAGCATGCAGGCTGCTGCCGCGGCTGCTGCTGCCGAACGCGTGCGCCTGGACAAACAGCGCCAAAGCAAGAAGCCTGGCCTGAACGACCTGGCTGATCTCATCGAGCAGCAAAAGCTCGACGAAGCGAACGACGACGCAAGCGCCCAACACGACTACAACGTGCTGGGTGCTGAAGAAGGTCGCTTCGAGTAAGCGACGACGGACGAGGACGAGGACGAGGGCTCAGCTCTTGACCTCGTCCATCTTCGAACTAGGACGGCCGAGGGTATGGGCGACGAAGGGTAGGTCTACGAACCTACATTCTTACCGCGACTCTAACTTCTCTTTATACTTTTTTTCTTTTTACTACTCTTCTCTCTACTTAATCTCATTTATAACTTTTCTAGTGTAAGAATGTAAGAATGTAAGGTTAAAGAGAGAAGTAAAAAGGAAAAAGAAGGAGTACCATACGACCCGTTGTTCGTTCATCGTTGAAAGATGTCATCATGCAACTCGAGTTCCTGCAGGCGTCTGAACGCCTTACCAAGTCCTACACCAAGACCTCCTCTGGTGTGGTGAAGACCCCTTACCCCATGACGTGGGAGTTCACGTCGATCAACGAGACGTGCAACAGCCTGCAACAGCTGGAGACCCTGATCAAGGATCACGCCGCCCAAGGCCACTGCCTGCTGAAGGGCTCCATTGCCAGACCACTGGTGCGCGAGTCACGCGCTGGCAGCACCGACAGCAACGCCGTCACCGAGTGGATCGTGCTGGATCTGGATGGCCTGCCCGACACGATCGACCTGGTGCTGCCATCAGGCAGCACGCAGTCCGTCCCCCTAACCATCGACCTCTTCCTCCAGGAGATGGGTTTGGGTGACGTAAGTTACGTGATCCAATGGTCTGCGTCGTACGGCATCCTCGACTCCAAGATCCGAGCCCATGTGTTCTTGCTGCTCGATCGCCCGTACGCGGCCCCACTGCTCAAACAGTGGCTGATCCAAAAAAACCACGAACTACCGCTCCTGCGCGAAGCCATGGGGTTGACCAAGACTGGCAACTCCATCTCCTGGCCGCTGGACATCTCGGCCTGCCAGAACGACAAGCTGATCTACATCGCGCCCCCGACCCTCAAGGGCATCAAGGACCCGATGGGCAAGCAGCCCCGCATCCAACTGGTCAAGAAGCGCCACGACAAGGTCAGTCTGGCTGGAACCATCAACAGCACCACCAAGAACAAGGAGTTGACACACAAGCGTGTCGACGAGCTACGCGAAGGTCTGGGCTTGCCCAAGCGCAAGCACATCACCAAGATGGTGGGCAGCACCGAGGTCATGCTCAAGCCGGACGAGGCCATCATCACCGAGATGAAGACCGAGCGCGGCTTCGTCTACTTCAACCTCAACGGCGGCGACAGCTGGGCCTATTACCACCCCGAGGACAGACCGGACTACATCCACAACTTCAAGGGTGAGCCGAGCTACCTGACCAAAGAGCTGTTGCCCAGCTACTGGGAACAGCTCACCGGCAGCGGCTCTTCCACGCGGACCAGCTCCAGCGGCCTGCTCTACCTCGCTTTCTGCGACCGCACGACCGGCGTCTACTGGCGCGGCACCTACGACCAGACCACCGACAACCTGGACATCGTGCCCGCCAAGAACGAAACCCAGCTGCGCCACTTCGCCAAGCAGTACGGCGTGCCCATGGGCGACTTCGTCCCGGAATGGGATCTGGTCTTCGATCCACAGGACATGGTCCGCGTCGACACCAGCAACCGCATCGTCAACAAGTTCCAGCCCACGCAGTACATGCTCAACGTCGGCACCAAGATGCCCAAGGCCATCCCCAAGACCATCCTCAAGGTCATGGACAACGCCCTGGGCAACGACCCCGACGTGCTGATCCACTTCGTGAATTGGCTGGGCGCCATCGTGCAGTCGCGCGACCGCACCCGCACCGCCTGGGTGCTGCACGGCACGCACGGCACCGGCAAGGGCATCCTGACCAACAACATCCTGCGTCCGCTCTTCGGCACCCACACCGCCACACGTCGCATGGAGGAACTCAACGAGAAGTACAACCACTTCATGGAGAGCAGCTTCTTGGTCTTCGTCGACGAGGTCCAAACCAAGGCGCTGCAAAACGAGCGGGGCGTCATGGCCAAGCTCAAGAACTTCATCACCGAGATGACCGTGGCCATCCGCGCGATGTACGCCAACGCCACCGAGGTGCGCAACTACACCAACTGGATCTTCATGTCCAACATGTCCGATCCGATCTCCATCGACAAGGAGGACCGTCGCTTCAACGTCGGACGCTACCAACCCAACAAGCTCATCATCACCGACCAGGAGATCAAGCAGATCGAAAAAGAACTGCAGCCGTTCTACGACTACCTGGCCAACATGCCGGTCGACTTCGACAAGGCAGGCCAGGTGATCCACACCGACGACCGCGACACGATGATCTCGATCAGCGAATCCTCGATCGACACCGTCGGCTCGGCTCTGCTCGAGGGTTCCTTCGAGTTCTTCCTCGAACAGCTGCCCACCGACAACAGCCACCAGCGCAACACGCTGCAGAACAACAAGGTCCTCGACTACACCGAGGTCCTCAAGGCCCTGATGCTGCGCACCGCCCCCAACGGACAGTGCAACATCAGCCGCGAAGAGCTGCGCACGATGTTCGACTTCACGATCGGCGGCGTGCCCCAGTCTCCCAACAAGTTCACCGCGCTGCTCAAGCACCACCGCATTCACCTCGAAGTGGTGTGGGTCGGTGGCAAGAGCGTGCGGGGCATGAAAGTCACCTGGAAAGACGTGGCGAAGTTCGCTGGTTACACCGCCATGCACTTCGCTCCGCCAACCGCACCAACTAAACCGGCCAAACCCGCAGCACCCGCCGCGAAAAAAGCCGTCACCAAGAAAGCAGCCACGGTATGACACCCTACGACACGAGCTTCGCCCGCACTGACAGGATGATCCGCGAGAACCACGGCTTGCCGTGGACCCTCGAGATGGAGGACACCTTGACCCGACTGTTCATCAAAGGCGCGTCTCTGAAAGAGATGGCCTTGACCATGGAACGGAAAGGCGACTCTGTCCTCACTCGCTTGTGCAAACTCAGCCTGATCGAACGCAACCCCTACGACGACGAGGACTACTTCATCACCCCCCACGGCCAGCAACTGATCAACGACCTCAACAACTACGCCAACCTCATCAAGGAATCCACCATGATCGACACCAACAAGACCATCGAGATCAAGACCTTCATTCAGGGCGTCGACGCCACCCAGATGACCGATGCGCAGATCTTCAGCCTCATCACCGAGAAGGAACAGGAGATCGAGAAGCTGCGCAGCATCAAGGTCGCTTCCAGCAAGCTGGCCGCCGCGATCAGCGCGTTGCAAGACGACGTACAGCACCTGGCCGAATTCGTGGACAGCCGGCCATGACCCAGCAAATCAAGGGCGCCACCTACACCGGCCCGAAAACGGGCTGGAACGTCAAACCCGGACTGCACGCGCTCATCCAAGACAGCGACAAGCCTGGGATCGTGCTGGCCCAGTTCGACGATCACCACATCGCTCGTGCAGGCGTCGACTTGGCGTATGGCTGGCACGAGTTCCCGAAGAAGCACTTCAAGGAAGACGACATACCATGACCAGCATCGAGATCCTGACTCTCTTCATCAGCATCGCCGCCGTGGCCATCATCCACGCGCTGCACCGCATAGCCGACGCCATCAACGACCTCCACATCGAATTCAAAATAAGCGACGGACGTAAGGACTAGACAAGCCTGTTTTCAGGCCTACAATTCGTTCATCGTTCAACGAACCAAGCGGATCATCATGAAGCTCAAACTCTTTGCCCTGCGCAACACCACCACCGGCCGCATCGTCGCCGACCTCTTCTTCGGCGACAAAAAAGCCGCCAAGGTCAAGCGCGACGAGCTCAATAAAGAAGGCGACGGCTCCTACGTCGTGACCCCCGGCCCGGACCACCACAAGGTGAAGAACGCGACCCCCCGCTAACCCCCCAACGAACTCGCCCTGAGTTCGTTTATCGTTCAACTTTTCCTGGACAGACCGAAAGGAAACATCGTGAAACCCTCCCAAGTCATCAACTCGCTGACCCACCTCGTCAGCCGCAAACGCCCCGCATTCATCTGGGGTCCCCCCGGCGCCGGCAAGTCGGACATCGTCCGCACCGTCGCCGAGAACGCCGGTCTGGAACTGCGCGACGTACGCCTCAACCTGATGGACCCGGTCGACCTCAAGGGCTTCCCGACCATCGAAGAAGTCGGCACCGGCCGCAGCAAGACCCGCCAGATGTCGTTCGTGCCGCCCGACTTCCTGCCGCATGACCCCAAATCCAAGGGCATCCTGTTCCTCGACGAGATGAACAGCGCCACGCAGAGCGTCCAGGCAGCCGCCTACCAGCTGATCCTGAACCGCCGCATCGGTGAATACACCCTTCCCGACGGATGGGCTGTGCTGGCGGCCGGCAACCGCGCTGGCGACCGCGCCGTGGTCCACACGATGCCGAGCGCCCTGGCCAACCGCTTCGTCCACATCGACTTCCAAGTGGATGTCGACGACTGGTACGACTGGGCCACCAAGACGGGCGTATCCGATGTCACCCGGGCTTTCATCAAGTTCCGCCCGCATCTGCTGCACAGCTTCGATCCGTCGGCCAACGAACGCGCCTTCCCCACGCCGCGCTCCTGGGTCTTCGTCGACGACGTGGCCCGCTCCAACCTGCCTGCCGACACCGAGTACGAGCTCATCAAGGGCACGGTCGGCGAAGGCGCCGCGGCCGAATACTTGGCCTTCAGCAAGCTGGCGGCCGAGCTGCCAACCGCCGACGAGATCCTGGTCGCACCCGATACCGCCCCGGTGCCCGAATCGCCCGCGGCCAAGTACGCCGTCTGCACGATGCTGGACAAGAAGGCCACACCGAATTCGTTCGGCCGCCTGCTGACCTACGTCGAACGGCTGCCCATCGAGTTCCAGGTCCTGTTCATGCGTTCGGTGGCCATGGCCAACCGCACGCTGACCCAAAACAAGGACTACATCAAATGGGTAACAGCAAATCAGGAAGTGCTCCTGTAACGCCAGCCAAGTTCATTGAGCCGAGCTTCGAGGCACCTCACTGGGCCTGGTCGAAATTCATTTCACTCAGACCCAATTCAATTTTTCTGAAGCGCGTCTGTAGGCACAACGCGATGAGAGGCAACCCCGAGGCTCTGGCTCAATGGAATGACTGGCTGTACTGGCTCGCTGAAAAGCGAGTATTGGGGGAACTATGAGCTTACTGCCCACCAACAAAAAGGAATGGACGGAACTACAGCGCCGAGGGCTTTTCTATCAGAGGTGGTCTAAGACGCCCGAAGCAAAAAAGTTGCGCCCCCCAGAAAATTACGCCTTCCTGGTAAATCACCCCAACAACTTCAAGTTGGTCCGAGAAAAATTCCACGTCGCGTGGATTACCTACAAGATGACTGAGCTGTAGAGGAGACAAATCATGAACTGCTGCGATGAATACGGAAACTGCCGTCAAGGCCGCGACTGCCCTGTTCGCCGCAAGATGGAGGACGGCCTTGCCGAGCACTACCAAGCGCACTGGAAACCAGTCCATTCCCCGCGCCTGGACGCCGTCATTACCGCAGTCCTGATCTTCTCCTTGTTGTGCCTGGCCAAGGCGCTCCACGAAATCCTGAGCTGAAATGCCCGGCAACAAGAAACCCCGGAAACGCTACCGGCCAGCCAAGACCCTGATCCTCAACACGATGGATTGGGTCAAGGAAAGTCTGAGCCTTCTCCCGGAAGACTACACGACGAGGCTCAAGATCCGATGCCACGACGCCTTCGACATGCTGCGCCGCGGACAAGGAACTATTCGCCATGTCGATGTCTTGGTCGGCGCATTCAATACCGCCGACGCACTGGCCAACGGCACAGCACTCGGCATTGGTGCCGAATACAACCAGGAAATCCGTACGGCCCAACACGCCCTGTACGACATGGCTACACGCGGCGCAAAAACCGGCCGCTTTCTATTCACCGGCCCGGAGATGACGACCATCCGATCCGGCATGGAAATCCACGACGCTCAGCTCGATGTCTGCACCACGGCCCAGATCGAGCGAGCCCTCCAGATCGTTCGCAGCTTCATCAAAAACGGCAAGTGCCGAAAGATCGGCCAGCCTGAAAACCAGGAGTAAAAAATGGCGCGTTATGCAACTGAATACGGTGCCTACGAGCTCGATAGCGTCCCGAGTCAGCCGCAAATTGCTCACTGCCACGGACTCTTTGTCCACCCGGCGCACCGCGGCAAGGGCCTTGGCCACGAACTCAAACGCGACCAGATGAATCTGCTGGCCCGCCTGGGCTACGACTATGCGACCTGCACGGTCGACTCGTCCAATGACCGCCAACGCGCGGTCCTGGAACGCGCCGGATGGCACTTGTTGCAGAACATCCCGAACTCCCGAACCGGCGGCATTACCCAGCTCTGGGGCTGGTTGGTGACGAAGGAGCCGCTGATCTGCTCGCACTCCGGTCGCGAGATCGAGTCCGCCTATGGGGAGCCGACATGAAGTACGTCGTCGAGTTCGGCATGCGCGGAGGCGCACACACTGAAAGCCTGACCTTGCCAAACCAGAAGCTGGCGCGCCAGCTGGCGCGTGGCCTGGTGGCGGCATTCACCAACGACGTTCGTTCCAAGGGTGCCACCCAGGACGATTGGGATATGTCCCGTTTCGAGGCTCGTCGAACATGGCAGAGCGCCACCCACTTCGTGGCGATTTCCAAACTCGACGGAGTTCCCAGAGGGCCGGCAAGCGCAGGGCTTTGGCGAAAGCCTGCGGGACCTGAGCCGCTGCAAGGTAATGTCATTCCGCACTTCAAAGTGAGCTGACATGCGCAAGGTATCCCGAGAAGAGTTCCTGGCCTACGTCGGGCCAAGGGACATCATTCCTGTGTCCCGAAAGGATCACACGCTCTGGCAGACCCGAAGCCAACGAGTAGTTGGCCGCACGACCCCTGGCTACGCCAACCACTGGAGCCCCAACGGGCCCACCCCTGCAACCTACGAGCTGGCCGTCAGCACATCCCAGGCGGCTGGCTAACCACACAACCCGGAGCGATTTTAGGCTCGAATAACCTGAACCACCCGACGCATGAACTGCACTAACTGTGGAAAACCGCAGGACCGCAACGGGCAGTGGTGGCGCCTGAATAACTACTTCGGCTTCACCGGTCTGTTCTGTCCAAACTGCTACGACATGATCTCGCACGACGCCTACGGAAAGCCTAATCATCCGCTGGGGTGCGAGATCATCAAATTCATCCTCCCGGAGAATAAACATGGCTGAACCGATTGTCGTTTCCGGCAGGAAAGTATTCCTCATAGAGTCGAACGAACTCTCTGCATGTCATGTGTGCTGCTTTTACGCAGAGCATTTGGATGGGTTCGATGACGACCACAGAGATAAAAACACCACCAGCTGCTTTGCTACTGGGCGCGCACGGGTATGCCAGACGAAAGAGTCTCGTGGTTTTTACGTCACGTCCATTACGGACTACCTCACCAAGAAACTCACAGGAGAAGCACCATGATTCAAGACAAAAGCATGCTGGTCGATCTCACCATCTCCAAATGGACCGCCACCAAGCACGACAAGACCGTCTCGGCCGAGGTCGAGATGGCCCACGCCGCCAAGGACGCCGGGCGCTACAACAAGCGCCTGATCGACAAGGCGCACCTGGCCGAGATCGACGCCCTGGCCGGGCAGATCCGCAAATACCACTACAGCCGCACCCTGCCCTGGTCCGACAAGGGCCAACGCCTGCTGCCGTCCAAACTGTTCATGGAGTACCGCCAGGAAATCAACGACCTCAAGACGAAGTTCGAGAAGGCCAAGACCGACTTCCTGAAGCTCTACCCCCAGCTCGTCACCGACGCACGCCTGCGCCTGGGCACCATGTATCAGCCCGACGACTACCCGGACGTGAACAAGCTGCAGAGCGCCTTCGATGTCGACCTGTTGATCACACCAGTGCCCGATGCCGGCGACTTCCGCGTCGAGGTCGACGCCGAAACCCAAGCCGAGATCCGCCAGCAGATCACCGATGCCGTCAACGCACGCCAGGCCAAGGCCGTCAAGGACTGCTACACCCGCGCCCGCGAGGTGCTGCAGCGCATTGCCGAGCAGTGCTCGAAGGAAAACGGCCGCATCCACGACAGCCTGATGGAGAACGCCCAGGATCTGGTCTCGGTGCTGTCGGGCCTCAACATCACCGAAGACCCGGCGATTACCCAGATGGAGGCCGACATCAAGCAACTGATCGTCCCGCCCGACAGCATCCGCGACAACCCACTGACACGCAAACGCCTGGCTGACGGCGCCGCCGACATCCTGGCCAAGATGCCCTGGAGCTGATCATGGCTTTCGCCATCCAAAGTCACCGGCTGCCGTTCCTATCTTCGTACCAGGACTGCAAGGAATGGTTCAGTCACACAGAACCTTCCAAACGCGCTGGTTGGGAAGACAACTGGCGCCCGTTGGACCGTAACACCATGCCGCACAAACGGCTGGTCAAACGGAACGATGGCTCGTACAGCTGCACGCTCTATCAATGCGACCATGTCGTCTATCACGAGAACGGTCAGGTCGAGGTGCAGCTCTACAACAGCAATTCCTCCAACGCGTTTCTGCATCGCATGCTACCCAGCGGTATCAGCGTCGACAACACCTTGCTTCGCGTGGAAACCGAAGAAGGTACGGCCTGGTTTGCCTCCAACGGCCACCCTTTCTTACTCCGCCCCTGCGGTAACGCGCTGTGGCAGATCATCGGAGGTACAAAAGACCGCCAGCGTGAATTCATCGACAAGGAAAAAAGCGCTGAAGTCCGCCGGATGATCAAACCCTTCATGGACTGGTACAAGGCCACCGAAAAACTGGTTGGTTGGGGAGTTCAGTCCAACGCCCTTCCAGACCGCATCAACCACCTCGATGTCACAAATTCGGACCATTGGCTGGAACTGGCTGAGTTCTTGAAGGACACCGACAAATTCCGGGACGCCTTGTATCACATCCACGGCGCCAAGGAATCCAGGGTCATCCCCAACACTACACCGCCCGCGCGCGTTTGTGGGGGTTTTTCATGAGCACCTACTCCATCCACCTGAATGCCAACAACAGCCTCCCCGAGTGGGAGGTCTTCGAAAATCCGCCCAAAGGGAACAGCACCTGGATCGCCAGCTTCAGCTCCGAAGCTGACGCCAAGCTCTTCGCGAAGATCAAACAAATCAACGAGATCTTGACATCATGACCAAACCCTCTAGCCCCAACAGCGCCGCCGCACTCAAGAAGCTGACCATCGCCCGCGCTCAGCTGCTGCTGAACAAGGGCCATGGCTTCTTCGGCATGCTCGCGCTTCGTTTGAAGTTGGTCGAGCGGCACAACATCCAGACCCTGGCGGTTGACGGCAAGCACTGCTTCTACAACCCCGACTTCGTCGTCAACGAACTGACCGACAGCCTGACCCGCAGCGCGATAGCCCACGAGGTCATGCACTGTGTCTTCGAGCACATCGGTCGGCGCGGTAATCGCAGCCCCCGTCGATGGAACCAAGCCGGCGACTTCGCCATCAACCTGGTGTTGCAAGACTCCGGCTTCGAGATCGGCGACAGCTGGCTGATCAACCCCGCCTATCGCGACATGACGGCAGACCAGATCTACAACCTGCTGCCGGAAGACAATGGCGACGATTCTGGCAACGAAGACAGCGTCGGCTCTCCGCTGGATGAGATCATGGACGGCGATCCTGCCGACCAAGAACACACCAGCGTCGACTGGAAGCTCGCAACCGTGCAGGCCGTCAACGCCGCCAAGGCCCAGGGTCAGCTTCCCGGCGCTCTGCAACGCTTCGTCGAAGAGATCACCGCTCCGCCCAAGGTGAATTGGCGCGACCAACTGCGCCAGTTCATCACCCAGATCAGCAAGGACGACTACAGCTGGTCGCGCCCCAACCGGCGCTACCTGTCGGCCGGCGTCTACTTGCCTGGGCTCTGGTCCGAGAACATGGGCGAGATCGTGGTCTGTATCGACACCTCGGGCTCGATCGACCAGCACACGCTCAGCGTCTTCGGCTCCGAGATCAAGGCGTTGGTATCGGCCGTGCGCCCCATCAAGACCCACGTCATCTACTGCGACGCCGAGATCAACCGCATCGACGCCTACGACCCGCATGACGAACTGAAGTTCGAGATGTGCGGCGGCGGCGGCACCGATTTCCGCCCGCCGTTCAAGCACATCGAAACGCAAGGCCTCCAACCCGAATGCCTGATCTACCTGACCGACCTCTACGGCCCACAGCCCAGCAGCGCCGACTTCCCGGTGCTCTGGTGCTGCACCTCCGGGCAGATCGCTCAGATCGGCGAGACCATCCAGATCGAGGTGTGACGTGGACAAGCGCATCGTCGAGGGTCACGAGGTCGTTGCTATCCCGATAGAAGCCGCAGGATTTTCGGTTTCGGCTTGCCAGCACTGCCTGTTCTCCACTCGTGGGAAGCTACCTTGCGCCCCGATAAAGAACAGCATCGAGGACAGCATACCTTGCCTGGGCGTCTTCTTCGTCAAGCCGATCGATGCGCTCACCGGCCGGCTCACGGGTATCTATCCGGTCTACAAGGCCTCGGAGAAACACCATGGATAAACGCATCGTCGAGGGCCGCGAGGTCGTTGCGCTGCCCGTTCCGCGGGATTATCCCCCCTGCAACAGCTGTGTGTTTTCCAGAGAGTTTGATCGCGACCGTGACCACAGCCACGTCAACAAAGCACGCAAATACTCGAACGAGTGCCCAAACAGCAGGGAGCTCGCAACGTCAGGCTACTCCGCCTGCCCCAACATCGTCTTCGTCGAACCGATCGATGCGCTTACCTACCGGCTTACCGGTATCTATCCACTCTACACCTGATAGGAGACATGGATCATGGGCTACGAATCCAACGTCCGTATAGTCGTGCGCGGCCCCAAGGAAATTATTCTGCGTGAGTTCGCCGCCCTGCGCCTGAACGGCGACGACATCACGAAGGAAGTCCTCGACGAATGGAAAGTCATGGACGACGTACCCATTACGTTCATGGCAACGCCAACCGACACCAAGCTGACCTGCATAGATGCCGCCGTCGCCATCCTGGGTGCGGGCGGCACGCACTGGAAGTGGTTTAAGGCCTACCCAGACGTTCAAGCCCACACCCACATCTACCAGCACTTCGAGGGGCTGTATTCCGAATGTGAGCCAGACAGCCCCGAGGCCTTCCTGTGCGGTGCCTTCGTTCGCATCGGCGAAAACGACGACGACATCGAATCCGAAGACTTTGGTGAAGAAGGCTACGAATTGGCTCGCCCGGTGCGAACCATCGACTGTCACTACGACAAGCTCAACAGCCCCGATCTGCGCCCACGGCTGGCTCCGACTGGTGCATAATCGTTTGTCGTCGAACGAACAAAGAAACGAGAAACGATATGGCAATCAACAGCTGGTCCTTCAGCAAGCTGCAGGACTTCGAGACCTGCAAGTTCCTGTGCTGGCTGAAGCACGACCAAAAAATCCCCGAGCCCGAGCGGCCCCTGCCCCCGGGCAAGACCGAGCATGCCAACGACCGCGGCACCCGCATCCACACGTCGTGCGAGGAATACATCAACGGCACCTCCAACACCCTCGCCCCCGAAGCTGCTCTGCACTTTGGCCCCCAGATCGACCTGCTGCGCGTGCTGCACGCCGACGGCCTGGTCAGCCTCGAGGGCGAATGGGGCATGAACCGCGACTGGGAAGTCGCCGACTGGAAGACCGCCTGGCTGCGCCTCAAGCTCGACGCCATCGTCTTCCACAGCGAGACCCACGCCACGGTGATCGACTTCAAGACCGGGCGCAAGTTCGGCAACGAGATCAAGCACGGCGAACAGCTGAACCTCTACCAACTCGTCTCTTTCATGCGCTACCCCAAGTTGGAGCATGTCAACGCCGAGCTCTGGTATCTGGACCAGAAGCCCGGCGAGAACCTGACCAGCGTGTCCTTCATGCGTGAGAAGGGTCTCAAATACCGCAGCAACTTCGACCGGCGCGGCCACAAGCTCACCACCTGCACCAAGTGGGAGCCCAACCCCAACGTCCATTCCTGCAAGTGGTGCCAGTACGGCCCCTGGAACGGCGGTCAATGCCAGGTCGGCGTCCAAAGCCTGCCTGGAGCCAAACCCAAGCGCAAATGATCTCCGCGTCCTGCCGGCAGAGCGGGATGACTGACCTGTGTCGAAGTAGGTGCGTCGAAAAGCCACAGGTAAATGAAAGGGCCTGCCGAGGTACTCGCCTTCCATACCTCGCCCAATCACTCCTCCCCACCTTGCCCCGGCCAGGGAACGCACATGCCGGGACCCCAACATCTCTTGCGCTCGAAGGACACCATGAACTCGAAGCAGCGTCGCCAGCACTTGCGCGACCTCGAACGCCGATACGGCCCACAGCTCACCCTGGATCTCGCCACAGCCCGGCTGCTCGGGCATGAAGCCATCGTGCTCACTGCTGGCATCCCTGAGATGTGGAGTGTCGAGTACATCAGCAATAACCGCACCGAGGCCCTCGAAAGGATTGCCGTCTATGACCAAGCCTGCCCCATTCGCCCACCAGAAGAAATCGCTGACCCACGCCAAGACCACCCCGATAGTCTATGACTGCAGCGACCCTGGCACTGGCAAGACTGCCGTAGCAGCCTGGGACTTCGACTATCGTCGGACGAAAAAGAAAGGCAAATGCGCCCTGGTACTGGCTCCACGCACCCTGCTGCGCAGCACCTGGTTCAACGACTTCAAGAAGTTCACCCCCAACCTGAAGGTCGCCGTGGCCACGGCAGCCGACCGCGGCGAAGTCTTCGCCCAGGAAGCTGACGTGTATGTCACCAACCTGGATGCCGCCAAGTGGCTGGCCCAGCAAAAGAAGGGCTTCTTCGACAAGTTCGACACACTGGTCATCGACGAGTCATCAGCCTACAAGCACCACACCAGCCAGCGCAGCCGTGCCATGGCCAAGATCGCCAAGCACTTCAAGTACCGCCGCGCCATGACCGGTACACCCAACGGCCGCTCCATCACCGATGTGTGGCACCAGGTCTATCTGCTGGACGAAGGCAAACGCCTGGGCAGTAGCTTCTATGCCTTCCGCAACGCCGTCTGCGAACCTACACAGGTCGGCAAAAGCACCAATGCCATCCAGTGGGCCGACAAGGACGGCGCCGAAGAAGCCGTGTTCGGCCTGCTGCAGGACATCGTGATCCGGCACAAGTTCGAAGACTGCGTCGACATCCCAGCCAACCACCGCTACACCCTGGAGTACGAGCTGACCCCCAAGCAGCGCAAAGCCTACGACCAGATGGAACAGACCCAGATGCTGGAGGTCAAGAAGACCGGCGCGCTCATCACCGCCGTCAACGCCGCCGTCGTGGCCGGCAAGCTGTTGCAAATCGCCAGCGGCGCGGTCTACGGCCCCGAAGGCATGGTGCTGGTCGACGACGGCCGCTACAAGATGATCCTGGATCTGGTCGAGGAACGTCAGCACAGCCTGGTGTTCTTCCACTGGAAGCACCAGCGCGACGCCCTGACCGCCGAGGCTGACAAACGCGGGATCACCTTCTGCGTGCTCGATGGCGACTCCACCGACGACGAACGCACCAGCATGGTCGCTGGCTACCAGGCCGGACGCTACCAGGTGATGTTCGCCCACCCGCGTTCAGCGGCCCACGGCCTGACCCTGACCCGTGGCACCACCACGATCTGGTCCTCGCCGACCTACGACCTGGAACTGTTCGAGCAAGGCTCCAAGCGGCAACACCGCATGGGGCAAAAGAATAAGACCGAGACCATCACGATCGTGGCACCTGGAACGATCGACGAGCGCGTGTACGAAATCCTGCAAAGCAAGAACGCACGCATGAAAAACCTCCTCGACCTCTTTGCATCATGAGCTGGACCACCGCCACAAGAAAATCCAGGAAAGTCGCCACGCTGCTGACGCCCAAGGCCACCCCGAAGTTCCAGTTCGATCCGGCACCCATCGACTGGGATCGCCTGGTCAGTCTGGACTTCGAGACCCACTACGACACCGACTACACGCTCAAGAAGATGTCGACCTCGGAGTACATCCGGGACCCGCGCTTCGAGGCGCTGATGGTCGGTATCAAGATCGGCGGCAAGAAGACCCGACTGGTGCCAGGCCCCAAGATCAAAGCCGAGCTGGCCAAGATCAACTGGAAAACCCACAGCCTGCTGTGTCACAACACCCAGTTCGATGGCTTCATTCTGAGCCACCACTACGGCATCATTCCGGCCAAGTATTACTGCACCCTGTCCATGGCCCGCGGCCTGCACAGCAATGAGATCGGCGCCGGCCTGCACGACGTGTCGATCCACTATGGCGGCCAGGGCAAGCTCGATGGTGGCGTCGAGGGCATGAAGGGGCTGCGCTTCAAGGAACTGTTCGCCGACAAACCACTGTGGAGCCGTTCGGCTGAGTATTGCATCAACGACGTGGACGAAATGTTCCGCATCTTCAAGGCAATGCACGCCGTCTATCCACCCAGCGAACTCGAGCTGATCCATATGACCGTGCGGATGTTCTGCGCACCGGTCCTGCGCGTCAACATCCCCCGGGTCCAAGCCGAGTACGAGCGCGAGATCGCTGCACGTAAAGAGCTGATGCTCAGCGTGCTCAACCCGCGCGACTACGACGACAAGACCACACTCAAGACCGGCGCCGAACGAGCGCTCCAGGGCGAAGAGCGCGACATGCTGATCGTCAAACGCGTGATCGGCAGCAACGACAAGTTCGCCGCTCTGCTCATGGCCGCTGGCCTGACCGAGGACCAGCTCCCACGCAAGATCAGCCCGGCCTGGGTCAAGCGCAACGCCGAGCAAAAAGCCCTCACGCTCGACGAGAAGTATGTCTATGCCTTCGCCAAGGATGACCTGGACTTCGTCAACCTGCCGGAGAAAGTCTGGGAACTCTTCCCCGACCTCGACCCCGAGGATGCCGGCGATGTGCTCAAAGCCAGCGCCCGGCAAGTCCGTCTGCAGCAACTCGTCGACGTGCGGATCTCGGTCAAGTCCACGACCAACATCACCCGCGCCGAGCGCTTCCTCGAAGCCGGCAAGAACGGCATGAAGCTGCCAGTCGGCTATGCCTATGCCCGCGCGCACACCCTGCGCTGGGGTGGCAACAACAAGATGAACATGCAGAACCTCACCCGTGGTGGTGAACTGCGCCTGTCCATCGAAGCCGACGACGGCCACCAGATGGCCGTCGTCGACTCAGGTCAGATCGAAGCCCGTGTCAACGGTTGGCTCTGGAACCAGGACGACCTGCTCGACGCCTTTCGCAAGGCCGACACCTGGGACAAGACCCTGGGCGTGGCCCGCGGCGAGAACCGCGACGCCTACTGCCGCTTCGCCGACTCGGTCTATGGACGTGAGATCACGACCGAGGACAAGCTCGAGCGCTTCATTGGCAAGGTCTGCGTGCTGGGCTTGGGCTTCCAGATGGGAGCCCCCAAACTCCAAATGACGCTGGCCAAGGGTGCCCTCGGCGGCCCGAAGGTCTACTTCAGCCTGGAGGAATGCCACCGCATCGTCAACCTGTACCGCCGCAACAACAACAAGATCGAGCAGGGCTGGAAGACCTGCGCCCAGTGGATCGAGCACATGGCCGACGAGCGCGCGCAACCCATCACCTATAAGTGCCTGGAGATCGGCTACGGCTACATCGCGTTACCCAACGGTCTGGCCCTGAAGTACCCAGACCTGCGCAAGGCCATGGGTGACAAGGGCTGGGACGAGTGGAGCTACCAGTCCGGTGACATACGCAAGAAGATCTATGGCGGCTTGCTGTGCGAGAACCTGGTCCAGGCCCTGGCCCGGATCGTCGTCGCCGAGCAGATGCTGATGATCGACGCCAAGTACCCGGTCGTGATGACCACGCATGACGAATGCGTGACGCACCCGAAGACCAAGGACGCGAAGAAGTGCTTCGACCACATGATGAAGTGCATGACCACGCCCTTGTGGTGGTGCCCAGACATCCCACTCAACGCGGAGGGTGGCTGGGCCGACAACTACAGCAAGTGAGAAAGCGCCATGACGATCCTGACGCACGAGAGCGACACGTTCTGCCGACAAATCCAGAGCACCTGGCAATTCAGCCACGCCTCAGTCTCGTTCAACCAAGAGACAGGCGTGAAATACCTGATTCGGTTTTGCAATGGCGTGGAGTTCACCGGCCAAAGCAAACGGGACACGATCCAAGAAGCACGGTTGTACGCCGAAGGCATCAAGCGCCTCACTGGAGAATACCCATGAACCTGACCGAAGCATCACTGGGCGCACGCAAGATGCACCACTACACGAACAAGTGGGGTGCGAACTTCGTGAGTCACTTTGACATCGTGAAGAACCAGCTGCTGTACACGATCACGTTCCGTAACAGCATGCGTATCCAAGGCGTTGACATCGACAGCCTGATCCAGAAGGCTGAAGTCTACGCCGAAGGCATTAAGCGCCTCACTGGAGAATACCCATGAACGAAAACGAAACCCCTTCGGTACTCGAAGACCCGCGCTGGACTGCGCTGTCCGAAAAGCGCCAGAACGAGCTCCTGAAAGAACATCGCGACGACGATGTCTGCTATGAGTGGTGGGACTTCACCTACGACAGCTTCAAGGAGAAGTGCGCTGGCCTCGGCTTGCGGGTCGACGACATCAACTTCTCAGGCTTCTGGTCGCAAGGCGATGGCGCCTGCTTCAAAGGCGCTGTCGACGACTGGGACCTGATCCTCTTACAGATCAAGCGGGAGAACCTGCTCGAGCTGGCGAAAGAACATGGTTGGCGCTGGAAAGTATCGACCAACGGCCACCACTACTCGCACTCCGGCACCATGAACGGCGAGCTGGACGCGAGCCTGCCCGACAACCCCTACAGCGAGGACGACGAGCCACTGCAGTACGACGCCTGGAACATCGCCAACCCAACCACCTCCAGCGATCTCGATGACCTCGACACCGAGCTGACCGACTACTGCCGTAACCTGGCCGACGAGCTCTACCACGAGCTCGAAGACGAGCACGACTACCTGACCAGCGACGAACATGTCGTTGAACGTCTCCTCGAAACCATGAGCGATGAGGAACTCGCCGACCCGGACGACGAGGATGAGGACGACGACGACAACAACCCGATTCATGAGAAGGAAACCGACCACAACCAGCTCGAACTTTTTACTTGACATCGTTTATCGTTGATCGACTACAATCGGCAAAACAAACGAAGTCACGAAACCCCCGAAGTACGAAACCCCACCAAGTCACAAAGTCACAAGGTCAAGAACCTGCGACGAATCGGCCGCAACGGCCTGGAGCAACACATGGCAACCACCGCCAAAGCACGCGCTACCACGCGCACCGCCACCGCCAAACCGCCCTCGCTCGGCGCTCTCATCGACCAGATGTGGGGACTGCGCGACAAGAAGCGCGAGCTCGAAGCCAGCATCAAGGACCTCGACGGTCAGATCGCCAACATCGAGTCCTCCCTCATGGAGCAGATGGCCGAGCAAGGCGTCGACAAGATGTCTGGCGTACTCGCCACCGTCTCCATTTCCACCAACACCGTTGCCCAGGTCGAAGACTGGGACGCCTTCTTGGCCTACGTCTACAAAAAGAAGTACGGCCACCTGCTCCAACGCCGGGTCTCCGATCCGGCTTACCGGGAACTGCTCGAGCAGGGCCAGAAGATCCCCGGTGTCACCCCGTTCAGCAAGCAGCGGCTCAACCTGCGCGCGCGCTGATCTTCCCCTGTCCCTCTGTCTTCACTTCGTTTATCGTTGAAGGAACCATCATGGCCACCAAACCCAAAACCACCACCACCACCGCCGTTGCGACGCGCAAGCCCAGCTCCGGCAACATCGTCTCCATCCAAGAGACCCTGCGCGCCCAGGCCGCCGCCATGGCAGGCCGCACCTCGGCACCCACCGGCATCAGCATCAAGCCCACCGAGGACAAAATGTTCCTGCTGCCCGACGGCACCAAGGTCGCCGGCCCGCTCGAGCTGGTCGTGGTCGACTTCACCAACAAGAACCTCTACTACGAGGGCGCGTACGACCGCAACAACATCACGCCGCCGAACTGCTTCGCGATCGGCCCGATCATCAAGGACATGACCCCGAGCGCCAACTCGCCCGACAAGCAGTGCGACGACTGCGGCTCCTGCCCCATGAACCAGTTCGGCTCGGCCGGCAAGGGCAAGGCCTGCAAGAACACCCGCGTGCTGGCCGTGCTGCCGCCCGACGCCGACG